TGCGCTGCCTACGGCCGCCCAAAGGACCAAACGAAGCCGCAGCTTCTTCCTCAGGTAGCTCAAGACCCAAGTCTTCCAGGTTGAGTTCTTCATCCTCAGCAGCATCCTCTGCAGGAACTTCCTCGATCTCTTCCTCTGAAACTTCCTCGACATCAGGCTCGATGCCCATCAAGTCCCCGCCCTCTTCCTCTTCTGCCTGTTGGAATTCGGCGGTCAAAGAACCAACATAGTCTTCGAGCGCACCGGCTACTTCGTCGAGACCATGATGGTTCACATCTTCCACAATCTCGCTAGCCCACTGACGGATATGCTGACGAGCTTCCTCAACGCCACGTTTGCCCAGCTCGTCTTTGATAGTGCTGTCGAGCTGCTCGAAACCGCTTTGGAACGATTCCAGGATAACGTCTTTCAGCTGCAAGATGGCTTCAGCATAGATATCGGGACCAAACTCGTCGAACAGGTCAGCCAGTGCGTCCCCCATCCGACGACGTAAGGTGGAAGAAATCTGACCCGGCTGTCGCTGCTCTTTAGCTGCCAATCGACGGCGTAGTTTGTTTCTATGTTTCATTTGAGTTTTCCTCTTCGGGTGGTTTCGTTTTTCTAATCAAACTTTACGACGTACAGCTAAAGCCTGATTAGAAAAACGGGAACGGAAGCATTAACATTAAGGCGCTTCCGTTCCCCAGGAGGACCAATATAATCGTTAGTCTACCCGAACGTACAGCTTGCCGTCTTGCTTACGGCGAATAACCTTGGGAGCGGCTTCCTTCTTTACGGCCGCTTGGCGACGTTGGGGACGAGCAGGCTTACGGTGCTGACCGCTGGCAACACGCTCGTCCGAACGTTTACGACGGATAGGACGCTCAGCCGAGCGGCGAGCCAGGCGACTACGAACACGACGACTGCGGGCGGCAGCGCGACGAACCGGACGCCGTTCTTGCTCCAACCGCTTACGCAGTTCAGCAATACGCTGACGGCTCTCTTGCAGATCATCCTGCTGCGGCTGCTGTTGAGCCTTGCGCAGCTCACGCTCAGCACGACGCAGCAGCTTGGTCAGGCTGGCTACGCGCTTGTTTAGGCGTTCCTCTTTGGAATCAACCCGCTCAGCACGGCGATCCATCTGACGATTACGATCCCGGTTCTGACGGTTAGAACGAGCTTGCTCAATACGGTTGGCCAGACGCTGACGGCGCCTACGGCTAGGTTTCCGGGGCATGGATACACTTCCTTTGTTGTGGAGCCTTTTGGCTCGGTTGTTTGTAGAACTTCTTCGGTATCGGTTTTCCCATTCAGGGAGGTGCTTCTTCGGCATACGGCCAGCAAAGTCCTGAGGGTTAATTTCTACTTCATCAGCAAACTGCTCAAACAGTTGCTTTGCAGCTAGCTTCCTAATGTTCATTGGGAACATTTGGTGCCAAGCGTCACCTGGAGATCCAAACTCACGAATGTAGCTTTGCGCAGCTGCTTTGAGCAGACCCATGTAGGCCTTAGAAGCCAATGCAGGGTCAAACCGACCAGCGGCCATCTTGTTGGCCAAGCCTTCTTCGATGTATTGTTTTTGTCTGTACAGCTGCTCAGTATTGTCGACGTGCATTACCAGTTCAGCCGCTACGGATTCGTCCGAATCGTAACCAGCCCGTCGTTCCGGCATAGCCTTTACCTCATAAGCATGTTGTTGGTCGGGTGACCACACGTGAAACGTTTCCATCGGATTCAACAGCGCCAATTCATCTGCCACTGCAGCTGCCTGTTGGGCTGAACCGCAACGCTGGTAGATGTTGCTTTGCTGAGCGAACACCTCGTAGGTTCCGACGGTATCGGTCAAGCCGGCAGTTTTGTTACGACGACGCAACCGCTGTAATCGAGTTCTCAGTTGTCGATAGGTTTTCATGGTGCCTCTCACTGCAGCGGCTCATCCAAATCAGCCAGGTCCCAAATGTCAGCGAACAGGCTCATCAGGTATTCGTGATCTTGTGGTTGTGCATCTATAGCTGCATCCAAGCCGGCTTCGGCCAGTTCGCGAATTTGATTCAGTCTGTCTTCTAGTTCGTTCATCGTTAGCCTATGTTGATGACGATGGTCTTACCATCGGAGTCCGTTGGATCGATTTGAATTGTCTGTTGAGCTGATGGTTCAGTTGGTTGCTCGAACCGGTCAGGCTGTTCTCGGTAGTCTTGCTCGAACAAGCGAACCATCTTCTCAGCCATCATTTGACGAATGTCGTGTGGAAATTGCTTCTGTTGTGCTGTGCCGTATTGCTGTGTGTACTGATCAACCGCAGCGTCCGCTACGGGCCAAAACGCTTTGAACGCGACCTGACCGTCATAGGTACCGTTTTCCATCAAATCAGTTTGGTTGGCTGCTACCGATTTATATTGACCACTCAGCTGACTGCTGTTCCAAATGTAATCCAGTAAGGCGTCTACCAAGGCTTCGGGTGTTTCGTACCGAGCACGATAAATCAAACCGCGAAGTGGACTCCACACCGCAACTGTGCAGTTGGGCTGTTGTTTTGCTGTCGTATCGGCTAACGCGATAGCGGCTTTGGCGGTCAATACGGTGTGATACTGATCAGTACCACCGACGGAGAATACCTCATACGAAGTATTGGCAGCACCGTCAGTTGCTGCCACAGCAGACCGTTCAGCAACTTTACGGTATCGGAGCAACCGCTGCAGGATGTCTTGAGTGGTTGGGATCATCCTACGTTCCAGATGTAGTCTGTCAACGAAACCACATTAGCGGGATCTTCTACGGACGAATCTTCCACATAGGCGAAGTCAATGAGGTGCTCCGCTACAATATGATTTCTAATGACTTGGCCTTTGCCTGCACCACCCGCAATATGTTGGCAAGTGGTAGAAACACCGTCGCTGATTGCTTGGCACCAAGGCAAACTACAACGGACCTTCTCAACTAGACAACCCATCGAATGGCCGATACGATTGCGTTGCTGAACTAAATTAGCCAGACGAGTATCTTTGGACCTATCGAAACCTTTTAAGATTTTCACCGCCCAAATAGTTTTACCGTTTACGTTCTTGGTCAACGGAACCAAGCTGGCATCGAAGATGACACCTTTTGCTTTGGTATCATCCTGATTATCGTGGTCCTGATGGCAGGGTTTACCCACAAAAGTAGAATAACATGGACGGCCATGCAAACTACGCCAAGTAGTAAGTTCCTGGTAGTCCATGCAATCCATATTACGATTCGGAATATCGGCGACCACAGAATGCAGCTCTACAATCGTGTAGTCCTTGATGTTAGGGCTGATGTGGTACTGCTCAGCCGCAAAAGGCAGCCAAGAGATATCAAGGCGGTCACAGGCACAAGACTCGAGTCCAGCACCAACCGCAACTTCTTTGTTGGCAATACGGACTTTTTTCAGTCTATGTCCGTCAATGATCTTGGGCATCCGATCGATCACTTTTCCTCGATCGACCGTTTGCGCCAACATATAATCACCAACATGCAGTCCGGGTCCAGCCTGTACAATACGACTCATCGGCTTCTCCGCAACAGGTCAACGCCTTCTAGGTGCAACTCATCAGCAGCGTCTTCGTGAGCTTCCAAGTTGGATTCAATTCGCTGTTCGGCTAGGTAGCGTTCGGCCGCAGCATCATCCAAACCACGCAAAGCTGCAATCAGGTCAGCAGCTTCATCTTCATCTGAAGCTTCGACGTCGTACGACATCTCCACTTCTTTCAACTCTCTGGTCCAAACACGAAAAAGGGGCATGCTATTTATCCTGTGACGATTCATCCAAAGGAGCGTACGACCCGAAGAACGACCAGTCCAAGTAAAATAAAAGTCGTGCGCTCCAATTGATAAACCGAACAAGTTGGTGGGGTGTTGGATAAACTCCAACACCCCACCAACCAAATTAACGACCCTTGTTGTAGGTGCCAGCGTTGCGCAACACTGCACGCAAACGATCTTCGCTGCGGTCCCACTCGGTGTTGGCCTGCCGCTGGGGCTGCTGCGGAGGCATCGTGCGGGCGGGTACAGAAGGCGCCACGGGGGCGTGGTACACTTCGGCTTCAGCCTGAGGGCGGCGGTGATCGGCCGTCTTGATGGTCTGCTCGATCTGAGCCATCGCTTCCTTCTCGAAGCCCAACCACTCATCCGCCTTGTTGACCATCGCGATGAAGTAGTCAGCACCAGCCTGCTCGAGAGCATCCTCAAACAGATCTACCGTTACGGCATCCGGCACGCCCGCAGCACGGAAACTGCTACGAACAGCTTCACGAAGAGGATTGCGTACCAGTACGTCCTTGTTAGACGCTTCGACAGCCAGCAGCACATTGTTGATGAAGTTCTGCTTGAGTTCCGCCAGACGGGACTGGAAGGCCTCTTCCATGTCGGCCTGAACCTGATTCTTGGCGGCCGAGTCGGCCTGTCGCTGTGTCACCATCTCGGCGAAGTAGCGCATACCAAGGTCATTCAGCACGTTGCCGGCACCAAGTTGCTCTACCGCTTGCTGGATCCCTTTGGGGAACGATTCAGCGGTGAACAGGGCGTAGCGGTCCTGATCGTCTACGTCGGTGAGGTCAGACATGCGAATCTCACCCACAGGGCGTGTATTGGCCAGTACCACGTAGGTAGGATCATCCTGGTCGAGGAACGGAATCAGCGTAACGTCTGCAGTCTTGTCGAGCCTGTTGATGTCGGCTTCGGAGAACATAGGAGCCCACTTGGCGGTCTCGACCGGAGCAGCCTCAACGGCCGCTTCCTTCTCTTCTTTCTCCTCTTCTTCCTCGCCCTCTTCCTCATCCTCGCCCTCTACAGCTTCTTCCACCTCTTCGAGAGCTTCGTCTACCTTCTCTTCCGGAATGCAACCTACGGGGCATTCGCCTTCAGCTTCCTCAGCCGCATCTTCGATCTCATCCTCCGGCACCTCAAGGATGTCGTCCAGGTTGAGATCCATCAACATCTCATCTTCTTCAGCCGACATGCGAGCACGCGGGCGCTCACTGCGACGGCTACGAAGGGCACGACGCTCGGCACGAGCTTCAGCCATTTCACGGTTGTAGCGACGGCTGCGGCGCCTACGAGGCATCTCTTCCGCTTCATCTTCGGCGTGGCGGTCACGGCTCGGGCGACGGCGAGACTGATCGCGTCCACGATGCAGTCGAGGGGTTTCGGCGATCCGCTCGCGAGGAGCAGGGCGCCGGCGGCGATTACTAAAACGAGTTCTCATAACGATTCTCCTGATGTGTTGCCGTACGCAACACGGATTTGGTTTGGGAACAACACCTGGATGGGGACGTTGACAAAGTCAATCAAACCAGCTTTGCTGATAGGTGGGGTGTTGCTGGACGTGCGCTGATGCGCGTTATGCGAGTTTTTCTACCAACCAATCTATGCAGTGGTGCATAGATTGAAACTGAACATTACTACCGGAATCAACTGGTGTGGCGTAACTAACTACTACCGGGTAGGCGCCCTGAGCATTCGACACCTGCCAGGTAGTAGAGTCGGTACGAGTGCCACGACGCAACACAACAGTATAAATCTGGTCTGACGTGGACGTAATGGTAGCGGTAGCAGCCAACCGTTGACGCAGTTGTTCTGCCCAATAGCCTACACCTTCGGCAATGCTACTAACGCTGACGGGAATATCGCCAAAGATAGTGGGTTTGGTGGAACCCTCATCCGGGCTCGTTTGGTTAAAACAGCCAGTATTGCAGCAACCAGTACCATAACTGGTATTGCCACCACTAAACACGCGGGACCAGCACGCCATGTCGTTCACTTTACGTTGTTCTGCTAGAGAATAACGTAAAGCATCAGCGTTTATTGACTTTGTCTGGCTTCTTTGAGGAGGGCTTCGAGGTAGTCTAGGCGGGAACGTAGTTGTTCAACAGCGTTAACCAGCTGTTCTATATCGATCGAGTTGGCTTGGGCGGCTGCGGATAACTCAGCCACCTCATCACCAAAAGCATTTACGCGCATACTGACGTTGCGCAGTTCGTTATACAGTAGATTTTCGTTGGATTGCTTGCTTCGAGATGGCATCGTTATTTGCCAAGTACCTCTACAGGCAACTGAAGTTCTCCGTTGGGATCGACGTGCGCGGTGAATCTATAAGGAGACCGACCATATTCATTGACGTTTGGGGAGAAGTCTTGGAACCGTACATGACCGGTAATATTGAAACCTAACGTGTCGGAGCCGAACGGAACTTTCTTAGCTGGACCCAGTAGGGTAACTTGTCCTTCAGGGAGGTCGAATTGATTTCGGATAGCACGGATAATTGGCTGCAGGTATAAGTCCCTCCAATTGGCTCCTGGTTCCTCCTCCAACTCCTCCACCATCTCGGTTTCGGTCGGTTCTTCTGGTTCCTCAGCTGTTTTTATTCGTGGGTCTGCAGTTCGCGTCTCAGCTGCTGTAGCTGCTCCAACTGTTCCTCCACGGTGCCGGTCAGGTTCTCGAGCTGCTCTTGGATCTGCGCTATCTTGCGTGCCGACAGCATCGCTTCCTGTATCTGATCCGCCAGAGCCTTCTCGACTTCCTGTATCGCGATCTCGTGTCGCCGTTTTGTTTCGTCCATTTTGATAATCCGTCAAACTGATGTATTGACGTCCTTTATACGTTAGCATAGAAGATGCTTTCTTTGCAGCTAGTCGGATGTTCATATCGGGTAGCACAATCGACAGCCACTTACGCACGGCAGGATAGATACCTTTCTCTCCGTGGGCTACGTAGCTTCCGACGGCGTCACAAAACGCCTCTATTTCGTTCTGTCCCGCGTAGGCGCTGATGGGGTGTTGCTGCACCGCCAAATACCGATCCCCTTCGGCTATCCTCTTTTCTACATCGGCACGTGTGGCTTTTTCAAACCAGTACTTGTAGCCAGGCTGGTAATAAAGCGACCACAGCTGAAGGTAAGTATCGACGTCGCCTTTGTTCAGAAAGTCGTCAGCTATGAACGCCAAGACGTCGTCGGGATCAGACCCAGACCAGTTATCCAGTACGTACTGTAAGTCCAACTGTGCAGCGTAATCTTCTCGAACGGCTTTTGCCCAGAAAGATTTGGCGTCACCACTCAGGTGGTACCATAGGTGATGACCCATCTCATGAGCACACGTCTTGACGAATCTACCTACTGGGTCAGTCTTTTCCGTAAGGGCCGACATGTATAGGTCTATGTAGCGGAATTGGTACTCGCCTGCCTTGTTGAGGCTGATATCAAAACGAAGGACGAAAGGCAGCGCGTGTTTGATCATCCACGGCATTCGCTCAGAAGCGCGTCGGCGATACTCCTTCAGTCCTTCCTTGGCGATGGACAACCACTCCGCATGGTACTCAGGCAAAGCTCCTTCTTGCCCGTAGCCTCTGATACGAACGTCAAATCCAGCAATGGAGTAGTTGTCATCATCCATCAACTCAACGTACGGTTCTACCTCTTTTTCTCGATGAGACGGATGAGATTCAATGAAGTCGCGCAGGTCTTTCCAAAGCTTTCTTGCTTTCGTTTTTACTCGGTTGGCCCATTTGCCGACTTCTTGTTGGTAGTCGTAGTACAGGCTCTCTTTGTCGTGGTACTCGTCTACCATGGACAGTGGCGGACTTATTTCCAGATAGAAATCCCAACCAGACTTGCGGAGCACGTCGCCCCAGAAGCTTGCCATGTTCTTACTGAGGCCAACGTAATGCTTCAGGTAGTAGTTGGTGAACCGCTCGAAAAACATCTCGTGGAATTTCTCAGCGTAGAGGTTGCCTACCTTTTTGAACTGCCAAGCGGTGTCGTAGTCGTGGACCTGCCTGACGTTCTTCATGTACCGTAAAAATTCTTTGCGTAGGCCAGCTACAAACTCTTCGTTGATTAAGATGGTTTTAGCGTAGACATCTCGAGTAACGTATTGACTTTTGCAGTACAGCGCAGAGGACGTTTTCGTAAACTTGTGGCGCTTGACGTACCTCTTTCCCGCGTGCGACAGAGGCTCTACGTAACTAGTAACGCCAATCGACTTCAAAGCGTCGGCCAGTAACTGCCCACCGCGCCCACGGAACTCAGGCGACACATAGACGCTTTGAAGCTTCTTTTTGCCACCCTCCTCAAACCAATACGCGCCACCTTCAAACAGATCTCGGTCGTCCGGAAACCACGTCAGGATGACCCTTCCGTTTTTCCGGTCTCCTAGAGAGTTCTCAAAACTGGTAAACAACAAGTACATTTCCTCTGGAATTCCAGAATTGATTACTTCAATTTTCTTTGCATCCTCTACATGTTCGTTAGGCGTCCACGTAGGATCCGCTAACGGCGCTACCGCCTTAAGTTTAGCCGCTTCACCCACATCACCTTGTTTGAGTTCTACGTATTCACGTCCTTTATACATAAACACGGAAGCCGCTTTCTCTGAGGATAAACGAGGCTCATCATAAACAACAGTACCTCGCGGGTCAGTCCACAACATGTGTTCGCTCTTACCTTCACGTAGTACGCTATTGATGATCTTCTCAGCCTCGCGTTGACCTTCTGGTGTGGCATATACTATTTGACCTACGATGTAATACGAAGAGTCTTTGGCGACACTACCAGAGTAGCTATCACCCCAACGCATAATCGCGATGATCTTGTTGGCACCTCGATAGCCAATAGGCTCTTCGGTCTGAATCTTCTGGTTGTCCCGCTGCCGTTGCTGGCGACTATATGGCTCATCGGGAGTCGCCGATGGAGGCGTGGCTAGACTTCGCAATGCCGACATCGCTGTTTTGGTGGCCGCACGAAGTTCTTGCAAAGCTTCCTGGGGCGACACACCGATAAGTTCATCGTACTGACGTACATACCAGTAACCATCATGCTCGCGAGCTTGTGCTTCTCGATAATACGCCTGCCACTTCAACACATTGGCAATCGGTAGAAGCATCTGCCGAACCGCTCTGGGATCTTGCTTACCCCAAAGGGGCTCTACAGTGCTAACCAAAAAGTGCTCCGCTACATCGTACCAGTCGATCTTGTCTGTCTCTAACAACCCAAACAAAAAACTACCATCAACTCTGGTTATATTTAGATTGTCACGTCCGTATTGATCTAAATACACCTGGTTTCTGCCAATCGGCAGAAGTTCGTCTTCGTCTAGTGTGGTGGTGGGTGTGCGGGTCTCAAACTGAACTATGACGTACAAGTAGTCGCCACCGAACTTCTTTTGTGCCATTAGGCTGAACTTAGACAGATCTCCTGCACGCAGACTCAGGTAAGTACCTCCCAGTGTAGTGATGTCTTTACGATCGTCATCGTCAGAGAAAACACGCCGCTTTGGGGTTGGGTTGAGTCCTTGCGCCAATATGCTCTTGAGGATCTCGTCATTCTGTCCTGTTGCGGTGCCGTGGTAGAAAATTTCTTTGGAGGCGATGCGAAGTTCGCCTGCTTCCCGATATTGACACCCGCGGTACTTAATCATCATTAACCTCGATGTACTGACGTCCACGAAAACGAAAACCTCGACACTGGCGGTGCGGCTCCTGTACGTGGACCGTATTGACGTTGTAATCCAACAGAGCAGCTTCCCAGTCGGCCAGGTGATCGGCACGGTCGTCCCAGATTTCTATCTCATCTGCGTCGAACCTACGGGCCAGGCGCTGTATCACAGACAGCTTCCAAGGACCGGTGGCGCCTTGATCAGAGCCATCGGCTGGGCACAACCGCACCAAATCAAACAGCAGCCCTTTTTGTTCCAACAGCCAAGGGATACGCTGACTGAAGTTAGCTTGGTGTGTGCGTCGACCCGTCAGACAGCAACAAAACCACTCAGGGTCTCGAATCAGCTGTGTGGCCCTTTTGACCACTTGCTGGTTCCACCACTCCATACCTGGTACCTTGGGTACGCAGGGTGGTCCCAACGATTCTGGCAACTCCCACCAGTAACCATCACGATCGCGGTCCCAGCCATCAGGTGGATAGGCTGACCTAAAGAGGGTGTCGTCGAAGTCCGAGACAAAGAGTTTCATCCTAAGCTTCTTCCAGTATGTGCACCTGGCTAGAATCAAACAGCACTACTTCGCTCGCGGTCTCGATCGAGCCTCCCGACACTATGGCGTCGTACCCGGCAGCTTGCAGCTGCTCAACGTCTTGTTGGGTAAGATCAGCCGACGACAGCTCTGACTTATCAGCAACAAAGATAGGATTTCTAAAGTTAGCCAACACGCGATACAAATGTTGCCCGTAACGTCGAGCGTATCTATGTTTGGGCGTCAAGTAGATACCAAACTCATTGCCTTGGTTAGGCTCGAGCATGCGGAGATCTCCGCGGTCGGATCCGTGATAGAGAACACCGCGGTAGAAAGCCCCGTCCATAAACCCGGGAGGCGGCATCGTGACGGCACGATAGAGGTAACCTCGGTAACGAAACATCTACTTCTTAACCTTCCAGACACCCTGCTGCCCGCGTCGTGGCAACGGTACCTTGAGCAGCCGTACATCTTCTAGCGTCCAACCGAACGGGCCTTGAAACCAGTGATTGTCGCTACTACGCACGTAACCCTTCACGATAGCGGAACCTTCGATGCAACCAAAATGGTACTCTGACGGCAACTCAACGCCTTGTTGTTCGCAAAACAAAACGCCTTCATGGTCGAATTCTTTTGAGCTGTGTAGGTATATCCGCTGTCCAACTACTCTGTTGGGTGGAGTCCACGTACGGTTTTCGATTCGCTTGTCTGAATGTAGGATACACCAGAGCCACGGATGTTTGATCGTCAACGCGTAAACCGGCATGGTGTTCTCCTGTCAATACAAACCCCGTAAAGAGGAAGCACGACTTTTGAAGGCACTGGACCTGGGTCGAGAAATAGATCGTCGTGGGACATAGCGTCGTCGTGTTGCCTTGGAGCGCTTGGGCAGCTTTTTCTTCACCCGACATTTGATTGTAGGCAAAGAAGGAAGCACGAATGTCTGGTTATCCCTGTACCAGCGTAGCTTCTTATGCAATCGCTTGATTGTTTGTTTGGCTACCGTCAAAGCATCGCGTTCCGAATCTCGCTCAGCAAGCAGCCGGATGATGGTTTGCTGCGCAGACTCACTATCAATTTCTATATCGACTAACAAGCTGCGCATCTCGAGCGATATCTTATCTGGTACTTTGACCTGCATTTTTAATGCAGTCACCAAGTAAGCGAACCGCTCTGTTCGTTGCTTGAGCCTTTTTCTCAGAGCCGTCGTTTGCTGTAGTCGTTGCTTGAGTGCTGTTTCCTGGCGGAGTAATGCAGTTGTAAAGTAATGCTTTAACAACTGCTCTCGTTTTATTTGTTGCTCGTAGAACAGATGCTCTAGTCGATATTGACTTCTATGGCTTTGGTGCTCTCGTAGTGCCTGCTGCAAACGCTCACGCTGCCACCGAGGCAGCTTAGTCGCCAACTGCTTACGTAGCTGGATAATTTGTTTTCGTACCTTCTCTTGTTGTTGGTCTGTAGTTTTGACGTGGCGCTGCAGCCAGGCCAACACGCGATTAGACTCTGCGATACGACGCCTCAGTCCCGCTATAGGGGCCAAAGAATCATACATCCGCTTCATCGTCTGTTCGGCTTCTTTTAACTCAATTCCAAAGTCATCCCGGTTTTCGTTTACCATACCAGCGATCAGACCGAGTTGGAACACGCTGGTGGGATCTTTGAGTGTAGCTCGTTCCGCTACCGCGATGATACGCTTCAGCAAGTCTGCCTGCATGGCACGCTGACTGGCCAAAGCATCAGCCTTGCGTTTGGCCGTAGCGGTTTCTTCAGTGGCTTTAGTAGAAGCATACTGCTGGAACGCTGTGGCGGCCGGTACTGCCAAAGAACCTATAACCGTCATGACGAGTCCCACTAGCCACTTAGATCGGGAACTCATACCGGCAGCTGTGTCGACTGACGCAGGTATTATTTTAGCGTCTAACTCAACGGCAGTTGGGTCTGGTTGTTTAGGTGTATCGGGCACCGGTATCCTCCGGTATTGACTATGTCAACCAAACGGCACACCAGTACCATTGGTTGATCAAAACCTACACTAGAGGATAACGCGATTGGTGGGCGTTAGCAGAGTTGTCGGCGAGCAGCGCCCCTGAGGCGCATCGAAACATCGTGCAACGTAGGACCTATCGTGTTGGCAGTAGCGCTTAACGTCCGCCAGTAGGGGTGACTGGAGGACAAGACAGGCTCATGGGCTCCAGTAGCCAACACACCAATCGTCATGGCGTTGTTTCGTTGGTTATCTTTGATGAGGTCATTTACAGAAGCAGTCACGGCCCTACCTCCAGCTCGTCGTAAAGAACTTTCATTTTTTCCATAGCGACCTGGATGATTTGTCTAACCCGTTCTCCTGTGATATTGAGCCTGGCGCTTATCTCGTCAAGAGGCATCCCACACGCAAGATCAAGAGCACACGTTTCATCCATCTCCCAAGGCTCTATATCGGGAAAGTTGAACTTGATACTGCCATGCCGTCCTTCATCAAGATAGAGATGATAGCGACAACCAACCCACGGACATGGTCTACTGGTCTCAGAGCAGTCCCTTCTAGTTCTGGGTCGTTGGATCTGATAATACGACGCCAACATGCGTTTCGTACGCAGATCTTTTTCAGTAAGCGGTAGAGGCTTCTTGGTAACTGGTCTAGTCCTACTGCTTTTAGCCCTCTCGGTACTGCTGACTGTGGACTTTTTACGTCGACTCTTCTGTTTCTCTAAGTACTTCTTTTTTACTTTAGCACGGCACCGTTTACAATCTGATGACAAACCATTGGCAGCCTTAGCCCTTCTGGCGAAATCGTCAGCTGTCTTCGCTTTACCGCATAGACTGCATCTCCAGTGCACTACGCCATCAATCATGATGGGTGTTTTGGGAATGCTCATTTGGACCGCTTCTTCTTGAGTTTGAGTTCTGGTTTGTCCTCCAGCAGTCTTCGTAGATGACTAGAGCCTGAGTGGTATTCGATATTGGTAGTTGCGTACGCGATACTGTCGTATAGTTTCTCCAAGCGCCTTTCCGCTTTTAGCGCCATGCTCTGATTCCATCCCGGCGGTGGATCTGGCTCGTATCCAGCGCGACACAACCGAGGAAGTGACGAAGGTCCGGAGCCTTTACGACGCAACACCTTTACTGCAGGCTGACCAAACAGTTGTTCCAAAGCTTTTTCGGAGAACGAGCAGTCGGCTGCAGGGCAGGCAGGATCAGCACAACTGTAGAAATCAGTAGCGTGTTGTTGGAGTGGTTTTTTACAAAAAAGGCAGTTGTGTTCCATGCCGTGAAGATACCACGGCAAAGGCAGGATGTCAAGCAGTTAGTCTTCGTCGTACCGATACTCCAGCTGAACCGCTTCTTTGTCCAGAACGACAGCCCCATCGTAGGTGCGGTAGCCGGGCTCCTCAAACTGTTCCCACACTGCATAAACAAACTCAGGATCGTCCCACGCACCGGCCGAGTCTACTATGTTGGGTGGGTCGACTAACTCTTCGGCTTCTTTCAAGTCAACATCGTAATAGTCGGCAGCAAACTCAATGATGTAGTCAGGAACTTCAGGCAGATCAGTATTTAATGTCCAAACGTGGTCGCCGTAGTGCTGGTTTCGTTCTTCGTCGTCGGTAAACAACACAACATAGTCCGACAACCTCGGTGAGTGTCGCCGATGTGTTAACGCACCTGGTTCGTATTGACGATAGTAAGCAGCGGTAGTTTTCTTTCTACGACCCGCCTGCACCACCCCGTCTCGTTCTTGTTGCAACTGTCGGTACAATTCCCTCAGTCCAGTTTTGGCAGCCAGAAGCTGACTACCTTGGAGTTTATCGAGGTAACTTCCGTGTATGGACAGGAACTCCTCAAAGGAACTGCCGATGAATTGATCAAACCGTGTCTCTACACCATCAGGGTCATCCATGTAGTCCAGCCGCTCTACCCGCATCTCCATGATGGCCCACAGCTGCTCGTTCATGCTAGCTAGATACTTCTGAATATCGAACTGATCGGGCTCAGGATCACGCCAAACGTGTTGAAACATCTGAGCCAGCCGCTTTTGGATCTTGCGTTGGATCTTTGCCGGCAAGATATCGATACGCCAGCCATTGTGCTTAAATGACCGCATGAACCAGGTGACGAACGCGTTCGTCACCTTCATATGGTCAGGCCACATATTCGATGGCACTTTGTCGACAAAGACATTTATCTCGCGTTCGATTTCATTCGCAAACGACTGGAACCATGCATTGAACTCAGCCGGCTCCGACAGGTAGGCAGCATACTCCTGGTCGTCCATTTCGCCGATAGTTTTGTGTCCGCCATATCCGATATGGGGAGCACGCTTCCAATCCAACGCATGAATGTACTCATGAACAAACGTACGACGGGACAAGGCATATGGTAGTAGCATCAGTTGGTGGTCTACATCGCTGCGCCAGAAATCACCTTGCGGGTCACCGTTGTACAGAATGATAGTAGATGGACCAAACTTACTGTGGATATACTGTCCGTTGGTTTGACTGCCGGCGGGGCGGGGACGCAGTTGGACGTTCAACCCAGCTTCCAGGTTGTCTATCGACCAGGCAACTATTCTGCCGTCTGGTCCAATGTCTTCGCCGGTAGCTTTGACCGGCTTGGCTTGCTTTTGGTTTGCGCGCCGGATTAGCTCTTCGTACGCCTGTACGGCTTGACGTCTGAATGCCTCGTCCTGTGCTGGATTGGCGGCTTGTCGTTGAATCGCCGACGCGCTTCTGGGTAGTTGCTGGCTACCTACTGGACCATAGCTGACGATGGCGTCAAGCGGTACGCGCCACTCATCCATCGACCGGAAGTATCTAGCGTCTGGTTTGGTAGTGTCGATGATGGCTTCGATGACGCCAGTGTCGTTAGGCTTCAAACGCATGAAGGTGTCGACGGTTCCTTCTTCCAGCAGGTACACGGGATCGTAATACGTACCCAAGACACTCGCCTGACCGATGATGTTGCGGACGATGTCAAAAGTATCTCGTGGACTCAGCTGCTCGTCTTCGTCCATACGGTAAAGTTGGGGAATGTACTTCTGAATCGTATCTTCGGGAATCTCTAGCCTGCGGGCGAAAGCCATCAGGGTAGTTTTGTCTCGAGGTCCTTGTAGCAACTCCGCCATATCCCAGAACGATTCCAAAATCGACCGTGCAACTTCTTCGTTACCGGTGAACGAGATACCTTCTTGTTGTATGCCGGTGGTGCTCATGCTACCGCCGAGACCACCCTGACCACCTAACTCCGAGCGCGTTTTGAAGCCTTGCTCGAGGATGGGTTTATAGGCAGTAGTGGCGTGCCACACCAACTCCAAATCTTCTACACCCGGCGGATGCGGGTCTTCAGCCCCTTGCTGCAAATAACTTCTGGACTTGTGCTGTTGCCACTCCAAAGTAGCACGCAAGTCATCAATGAACTGTCGGTAGGCCTTGAGCCATGAGGGTAGTTTGGTGAGGTTGCGGAGGACGGGAGCTGCCTCTGCGGCGAAACTCCCCTCACCGTTGTCATAATCGTAAGCCTCTTCGATGTCGTCCCACCGGTGGTCCAGCAGGTCCACTTCGTAGTAATTGTCGTTGGCGTCTTCTACGAGATCTTGGAACTGCTGCAGAATACGCTGTTCGTACTCGGAGTACTGACCGTACAAATCAAACTGGTTGATGATCTGACTCAATGAAGTTGACGACATAATGTCATCGTCAAGCGTACGATTCCAATCACGAACCAGGAAGCTCAGCAGGTTGCGTAGCGTCGGTAGCTTCCACAAACAACACTCAGCCAATTTACCGGCTGCTTCTCCATCTAGTTGAGCCAAGAAGCCAATCAAGCTCTTACGTGCCAAATCGGACTTGCGTTTGCTGATTTTGAGGCTAAGCGGCGCTGGCGTGTAGGCAGCTCGATATAGGTGTCCGCGGAATTTGATCATATCGTTACTCAATTCGCCACCAGTAAACACCCGACGGAGTACGTTGAACATCAAAATCCCGTGCGTAGGTCAGCTGCAGAGCATCCGCATCTGACGTACCTGCAAGATACTCAGCTACGTCATCGCGCCAATCATAGGGAAGAAGATTCTCACCGAAGTTGTCCAGTAAGTCGTCTTCGGAGTAGTTAGCACAACTCCATTCAGCGTAGTCTGCTGCTTGTTTGTAGCTGCTGTCGGTCAGCTCGAGGTCTCCTGCCTTGCCTCGCTCCTCCAAAATACGACGCCACTCTTTGATTCCCCAGCGTATATTGGCTGCTGTTGGTTTAGGGTACTTGGCAGCATCAAGTCGGTCTTCCATCGACATCTGATTCCACTCTTCATCGGTAGGTCCCGTAAGCACCGGATCCTTGTCACCTTTGTACCGTTTACGCAGTCTCTGTTTGGGCTTCTTGAGTCCCTCAACCCAATAATCTGGGTTTTCGCTGGCGTAGTCTGCTAAGACTGATAGTACGTTCGGTACGCCATTTTTCTCTACCGTTGTGACGTCATACCAGTAACGAACAAACTCATCCGAATAGCCTCTTTCCATATCCCTCAAAGCAGAAGACCAAGAATCCGCCACAGCGTTCTCAAAGCAGAGTGTTCTTGCAGTTTCGACAGCAGACTCTTTGTTACGGTCAAGCCAAAGCTTCTCTAGCTCTTCTGTACTGGCTTCACTTGCTGCGTACGCTTGGGGATCGTGTACCAAGACAAATTCATCAGATTGCCCGGTTTCGTTTTCGTCCAGCGCCACTTCAGCCCAATCGTCGTTGTCTTCGTACACAACCATAGGACCGTATTGTTGCTGAAGTTCCTGATACGCTTGTTTGAGTTTAGTGTTCATCGGAGTGCCTATTACTGAGCCGGCCTAGTCAACACCCGTATCGGATTATCTTTGATCGTCAGGTCGGCCAAAATGGTATCGTTCCCCAGACCAACCGCCGTTACGTAACGATGGTGTCCATCCTCTAGCCAATAGACACCACGCTCCAACGAAACCTCAACAGGTTCATCCAACGCATCTACGTAGCAGTCAAGGCAGTCTTCGACGTAGTCCAAAGCGTTCTCGAAATCGTCTTGGTACTTGATTTGGATCTGATCGATCGGCAGCTGCTGGATACCTTGCGTGACCCCAAACGCCATACGGTCGAGTTCATCAATGGGCAGCTGCTCTAGTTGACGTTGGTTCATAACTCTACACGCCTTCACCAGCATCATCAGCCTGCTGCTTCATATCCTGGTATGCCTCTTCGGACCGCTGTAGGAATTCCGCTATACCGGTCATCTGTAGTTCGATGCCCTCCAGACGAAAGCGCTGTAGCTGCTCTGCTACTTCCTGAACTGAGGTGGCCATCTCGATCAACGCTACGACGGCATCACCTTGTGCAGCACTCGTCGCCAACGCGGTTAACTCGGCGTCCCACTCGTCGATGTACTCTCGAGTAGCAGCGATCATTTCAGACACCAGCTGCTGCACTGAAGGATTTTGATTTACGTCCTCCAGCACGGGGCCCGATACTTTCGGCCAGGTAGCCATTAGCGGCCTCGCCGGAGTTCTCGTTCCAACCGGTCTAGGTCTTCTTGGATTGCCTCTACTTCTTCATCCCACTGTTCGTCTGAAATGCGGCCTTGGTCGCGCAGTCGATTGAAGTGATCCAGGTCCTGCTCAAGACCCCAGATTTCGTCTATAATCTGACTTTCCTGGAAGCGGTTAAATCGTGCTGTCGTAGTCATGTTCGTAGTATCCTTCCTAGTGAGGTTTTCGTACTGGCGATCTCTATGACTCATCACCACAACCTTACCCCTCTTCTGATCCATCAAAGCGATCACTCGCGTCCTGCCTCTCTCGTCATATTGCAATACACCACGAGGCAAATCAAGCGGTTTGAACCCAACTTCGTACAAGCGAAACTTCACACTCTTAATGCTGTCCGGACTCCCGGCCAGCGGCTCATCACTGCCTGCTCTACGTGATCCTCTGGTAGATTGAAGTCAATCGCGGAACGGCGTTGCATCGATTTACTCCAACAGGTCTAGTAGAAAATCGTCGTCACTTTGTTTAGTTTCGACTAGGTTGATTGGGTACTCATATGTAGCCAGCAACTGCTTGAGCTGACTAAGCAACTGCATGTGCTCTTCGTCGAACACCACAGAACCGTGGTTCTGAAAGAAACGCTCCAACAGAACTCGCATCTCTTTGATGTCACTTAATAGGTGTTTGTGGTGCGTTTTGGTTTCTGGGTCAACGCCGGACTTGAGGCGCTGGATCCAAGTAGGCTCAACGGCAGCTCGGTATAGATGTCCTTTATACTTTAACACATTAGAGGCGTTTCGTGGTTTGCGCATTGAGCTTGTCCTAGTAGAGCCTTTGTTTTCAATCCAGTTGATAGCACGGTAGATGATGTCGACTTGGTCTTTAGAGAACCGCCACTTGCTTCCGATGTTCTCGTCAGCCCATTCCCGACAACTACCTCGGCTTAGTTCTTCCGCCATAGCAGACCAGTCAGCCACCATTTCGACCAAATCCAACAGATCCATATCGGTTGGATCGTCGTGAGCTTCCGGGTGATGAAGATTCTGATGAACGTGCTGCTCGGTAGCTTGGCCGGCTAGTTCGTATTGACGTTGTAAGTCGTCCGGTACGGAACCGTCTTCGTTGCTGACTCGATGGTACTCAGTCACCCAGATGTACGGGATGACCAGATCCCGATCTGTATACTTGTCCTGGTCATGCTGAAGTCCTCGCGCAACCAGCTCGTCTCGCCGTAGCCCTTCAAAGCTCTCCAGCATCTTCATGTACTTGATGACACGGTTGATGTGATCCTTGGTTCGTTTCTCAAAGAACGCAATCATGTCGGCTGTGGGACGATCCAACTGTTCTGTCTCAGCTATCATGGTAGTCAAATATGGACCTCGCTGATCTACAAACCACTCATTGGTCCACTGGTAGCCCTCAAAACCAGTCCAGTTGAAGTCTTCTTGATCGTGGTCGCGTTCAGCCGCAACGTCACGGTCGTCGTGACACCGACATTTAGTCGACATGTTGATTCCTGATATTTCGCAACTGATCTGCTCGTTTTCGGAGACGCATCAGTGTTGCTGCTTTAAGGCTGAAAGGTTGCTGAGCTGCGCGTCTTCTAGACCGCCGCTTAGCAGCTACCAACGTACGATAAGCTGCCTCAACGACTGAAGGCGCAGCGCGTTGCCATCGGTCTTGAAGTCCAAAGCGAGTAATCAAATCCATCAATGTAGATTCATCAAGGCTGTACTCGTCCAACATCTTCTCTATTTTGGCGTAGTCTTTGGCTCGACCAGCACGAAGCGAGGTGGCTACCAGAAACTCGGGAGACATCACCGAAACCGTCTCGCCAAACAAACGTAGCTGTCTGGCGTTCTGAATAGCTTCTTCCTCCAACGTCGTAGGTGCTACAAGAAATTGAACCTTCTCTCCATGAATCAAAAGGGCATCTTCGTCTGGCTCAAATCCCCGCTTAGCCGCCCAAGCATAGATAGGTGCCATCGAAACCAAGATGGACGTTTGTGGAAGCAGCACGAACACGTCGATGTCTTCCGTAAAGAACGGTTCGACGTAACAAATGTAACCAACTGAGCCACCTACGGCATACTGGTCGACCACACCTTCTTGAACCATCCGGTTCAGCTCTTGAAAAACACGTTGCATAGGCTAAGGCTATAACGTTTGATTGACTTTGTCAAGTCAAAGCAATCCGGTCAGTACCTGATGGTCCGGAACCTTTTGTTGATCTCGGCTAGTAAGATTGCGTAAACCGGCTGAAGGTGTTTTGGTAACAGCCTGAGCAATCCTAGTCAGCACTTCCAACTCTTTGTTCAGCTGCTTGGTGAGGCCGCACTGGTTTGCTTGATCAACCAACGTATGCTGAAGGAACCGGATGGTGTTAGAGTCAATTGACGGTCGATGAACAAAACCCAAACGAGTGGCACAGTACTGAACTATCCCAGCCTGAACCGAGTTAAGTTCAGCTCTGCGCAGCATACGATCTAACCGTCTACTATCTCGGTCTGTGGGTGCCATATGGGCTATTCTGTCCAGGTGCTGTGCCACGTTACGTTTGGTCATACCGGCAACGAGGCCAGTATCGTTCCAGATCGCAATAGCGTCTAGAGTGCGTTCCAGGTCACGGTAGTCATTAGGCATGGCGTACCGAAATCTGGTCTCGGGGCGCTCGGTAGAAAAACGAGACGGGCCCATAGAGGCACCAGCACCACCAGGCCCAGCTTCAGGCGTCTCAGCCGCAGGCAATTCTACCTCGAGCGGAGGAGCCCCTGGTTCAAACTCCCCGCCTCCTCCCTCTCCACCGAAATCTAGTCCGCCTTCTTCGCCACCACCCAACTCACCAAAATCAGGACCATCGTCCAACAGACCACCGCCAAATCCACCCCCGCCGCCTATCTCACCACCAGACAGCATGTTACCTTCAAGGTCAAACCCTGCGTCTTCTGCCTGTTTGGCTTGTGCGGACTTAATCTGATACAGCTTGGCTCGGTCTTTCATATCGGCAGCAGAACCATCAATAGCTTCATCGAGGTCGTAGCCAGCCGCTTGAGCCCATTTACGTTTCGTCACCACGATGCCTTTGGCGTCGAGACGCTCCAGGAGATCCCAGTAGTCCAAGTCAGCATGAGGCTCTAGAGGGCGATCCCACTCAACCGTAGGGATGATCAATTCAGAGTCTGGAATCTCTCGCTTAGCTATACGATACCGATGAGCTACCTGGGTAGCAGGCTTTTTGGCGTAACCATGAATCCGCGCCAGCCCGCGCAGCATCTTGTCGATAATGACCTTCTCGGTGAAGTGGGTTCTGATGGCTCTGAGCTTCTCAACAAACAGTTCAACGTTCTTTTCCATAGAGGCCAAAGTGGCTGACCCATCCGCGAAACTATCATTGATGCCCAGAGCGTTCAGCTTAGCGGACCGAAGGAAGTCATATTCATCAGACAGAGTCCAGAAATCCGATTTACCTCCTCCCATAGGAGATACAGTCACACCTTCACGAACCGCTACCTTGCCGCCGATTGGATCTTCCTCAATTGCGAAGAACTGGTCGATGATTTCCTGGATTTCATCGGCTTCATAAGCCTCGGGCACATTGATTACCCATACGGGTCCTGCGCGACGGCGTGCTGCCGCTACTTCGGCGTCGATCAACGCCTTCTCCATAATTTTGAATGGAATGATACGCGTCAGATAACTAGTGCCATAGTAGTCGGTAGCGAAAGCTCGACGAGCCATAAACAGCGTGTGCTCTGCGGGCAATGGGTAAGGGTCACCCATAGCCATCAACTTGATGATTTCAGGGTCGTATTTTTCTCGTTGCTCCATAACTCGAGGATCTCGAGATACAGCCCAGTCGCGATGTTCGTGCGTCGGTTGGATGTTGATGATAGGATCTTCCGACGGGAAGGGAGGAACGTTGATCTCGACGAAGTCTAGATCGTGAACGATGAGCTGCGTCCAGAATCCACGTTGGTCATCAAAATCCATATGCATAACGAAGCGACCGAACGTCAAATAGTCGTTCAGAAGCCATGGCATCTCGGATTCAATACCACTAGACTCAATAGCGTCTTGGTAGAACCGCAGAATCTTCTCGTCTTCGATACCACCTAAGCGAACGTGTTTGGAGAAAGCCAAATCACGCCAGTACTCAGTGGCCGGTCCAGCAACCGGATCAAACATGATAATGTTGCGGAAGATTTTATTCTGCGTCTGTGTATCGGTTGGTAGGAACTCTTCCGCTAGCGTGGGGTCTTCAGCACGCTCATAAACTGGACTATAAGCCGACATCATTCCGCCGCCCGCACCCATCAAACCGCCCGCACCTCCGCTCATGTTAGCAACACGTCTACGTGATCTACTTTTAGATACCGCCGCTACCTTACGGCCAGCAGGACGGATCAGTCCGTTACTGTAGTTGTACTTGGGATAGAACAAAGAACGCCTCTTCTGTTTTACTGTTTCTCAGGCATCCACAAAGTGATTCTACACTCACCGTCGCAATAGAGAGCTGGGGAGTAGTCGGCCAACTTCACCTCACGCATTTTCTTTCCGCAGCGTGGGCAGTGCCCGCTAGACAGGCTGTCGTCAATCTGCTTGAAGGCGGATTCACGGTTGCGTGCCTCTGCTTCTGTTGTATTGACGACAGGAAGCTCTTGCAACGCTTCGTCAGCCAGCTTCTGCAGTTCCTTTCGGATCAACGGATCCAGATTACTAGCTACACGAACGCGACTAAACTTTACCGTACCGGCAATCCGGTTCAGTTGCCTTGAGGTGAGTTTTATTTTCATACTAGCCGCTGTTTGGCGGATCTGCTCTTGAATCGTCATCATTATTTCCAGTCTTTGTAGTGGTCTGCCCAAAGATGGCGGTTAGCGTAAATGGCTCGGTCAGTGAAGCCGCAACGATAGCAAACCCAAGAAGGCTGCCTTGCTTCCCAAAATGGGAACGCATCAATCAAGACTAGATCGATGTCGGCTTGCCTGGTTTGTTGGTCGCATCCAATACAGTGTTTAGGGTCTGAAACAAACGCACCGTACGCAAACCCCGGCGGATCCCAAGCATACGCATCAACCCAAGCATGTCGGTCTATCTGCATAACAGGCAAAGACAGATCGCACGTCGGACAGTACCACACTGGTACTTTATGCTCATTGTACGCTTTAAGGTCTACAATTACCGCTTGTGTAGCAGTATGACAAACGCTGCAAATGGTAGGTCCAGCTTCCACGTCAGAACCTTCTACGTCTACCCGCTCGACGACCACCAAACCCGCCCCTACGACCACCGGCAGAACGCCCAAACGCTACTTTGCGCGATCCTCCGCTACGTCTGCGTCCTCGGGCTCTAGTACGATAACGATCCCTGTTATTCGTAATAGCCCAGTGGGCCAGGACAGCGCAGCGGAATAGGTCGTCGTTACCTTGATCTGGTTTGGTTACGGTCTTGCCGAACTGATTGACTGTTGTAAGTTGCAGTTGGAAGTGGGCTCGTGGCGTACGTGCACGCTCCACCAGGTTGTTGGTTAGCAGCAAATCATCTGGCTCTGTCTCTGGCACAGGAAACCCAATTTTGGTTCCTTTGATGTCATCTTTAAACCGGTCAAAATCTTTCCACTTCAAACTATACTGGTTGGCGTCAACACCGTAGTTAGTCCGCAGATCACGAACCGCGTAGGAAGATTCCCACTGATCGTACAGAACCTGCTCAATAGAGAACGTACGAACCAAGCCTAAAATAAGTTCGTCATAACACCACTGGAGGTCTACCTGATGGTGCTGGTATGGCGCCACCTCCAGGAACTCCTCCATCAACACACCGTCATGTTCTGGATAATAGCTAGCGACGCACAAAGCAAACGAGTTGGCTTTCTCTCCGTTGTCTACCGCCAGCACTCTCGGAATGGACTTGTCAGCCCCACGACGTTTAAGAGTCGGGCGCAGCAGCGTCAACCCCGTGTCGCGATCATTCTTGGCCTCGATTGTGTACGCAAACAAAGGCCTCTTGGTAAGGTTGTGGTCCACCATTTGTTGCAGATACGGACCAGACTCAATAAAGGGACTTGCGGCTCTGGGTGGTTGAGCGCAGTAGTCTCGCTTGAACTTGATCGGATCAGATCCCTCTTCTTCGCGGATCGTATCCTCATCCTCTTCTGGGTTCACTTCCCAGGTGGCATACCTGGCGTGGAACATTCGAGGGCTCTTTTGCGCTATAGCGGCTCGCTGCTCAATTGGGTCATTGATGCTGCTGGGGCTGCTGATGCAGAACATATAGCCATCCAGAGTATCATAGTCACCCAGTTGACTGCGACGTTTGTTAGCTCTAGTGCGGACGGTACGCAAAGACCTATTCATGCTGGTAAAGACTTCCGTGCCGTCTTTGACGCCTGCACGTTTCTTTCCGCTATCGCTTGCATTGAACCAGCCAAGCTCGTCCAATGCGGCTACCCAACGTGTACCACCACGGAGGGTACCGGAGTTGGCAGCCTTCATGTAGGCAACCAACCGCTTAGAAGGGAAGGCCAGAGACTCTACTGATCGGTAGTACAGCGGGATCCCGATCCGCTTTTCTTCTTGTTTGAGGTGACCGACGAACTCACGGAACCAAGGGCTGCTATCCCACACGTGCAGGAAAGGAGTCCACATGTACGTCTTTACTTGTTCCTTGATGGGAGAAACAAATGCCGCTTCCAGTACCGTGTTGGAAGCCAATCTGAAGTAGCTTGGCACATTGGGTACTGACAGATAACGATGCAGCACGTACGTCCAGAAAAAAGTAGCGACGGCAAAACTCTTACCTGACCGTTGTCCCCAAATACCATTGAACTCGTTCGGTGGGACACCACGCAGTTTTACGCTGGGATCCCAAACATGGTAGCGGGCGTAGCGAGGATCTCGCTGCCATTCAGACAGCATCTCAAGTCTGTTGCGCCGGCAGCGAGGACAAACACCATGCTCTAACAAACAGAACCGATCCAATACATCGCCAACAGGGTCGTCAACCGGAACACCGTGAATGTAGTCAGCGTCGCTGCAGAAGTAACACACGTCCTCAAAAAACCTGGACAGCATCTCGATTTGGCGCGGCCATAGTGGGTCGGATGCGTTGAGGTAGCGGTGGTTGGTACACCATTCGATAACGTTGTTCGCTACATCGAAACTACGTTCCGTCAGTACGGCAGAGTCCAGATCAGCTGCGATGGCCTGCTGAACCAGCTGAACTGGATCCGGAAGCTGTTCTGTCTGTTTACTCATCCAACGTGTGCTGTTTGTTCGGCCTGCCGAGCAACGTAACGCTTTGCTTGTTTCCTGGTCTCTCGAGCTTCCATGATGGCTGCTTTGAGTGAAGCCATCAGCTTGGCTCGGATGTCGTCGCCGGCCAGTTCGTATGTGTTGATCACTTCCGTAATGGGCCGACGCTCACCTTCTTGCTCTACCTCAAGCCCACTAGAAGTTTTCACCATTGGAGATTTTCCGTCGCCGTTTCCGTCTTGCACCGTTAGATCCTCTTGGTTAATGTTTGCTGTACGTCCCGCAACGACTGCCGAAGGTCATCAAATGACTTTGTCCACATCAGAAGGTCGTTCTGATAACTAGCCAAAGTCAGATACTTCTCCAGCACCATGTCTCGATGATGTCTGAAATCTTCATCAAGACGACGTAAGTGATCCTGGATTCTCCGCACCTCACTACGCAGAGAATCTACATCCGCTTCTTTTTGGTATTGGTCACTGCGGGTACGCAGCTGTTGCAATTGCTTCATGAGTTCCTGTTGCTCTTGCAAAGCAGAATCACGAAACTCTTTGTATTGACGTTCGATGCCATCAGCCGCATCGCGAAGATAGTCTACTTTGGTTTCCAGCGTAGCAAACTTACCGCTCAGTTCCATATTGTCGTCGCGTTCCTGCCGCCGTTTGGTTTCAGCTCTTTTGCGCAGAGCTAGCCATATACCGAACACGGTAGCCGCGATCGTGATAAATCCACCAAAGACCGCCATAATGTCTTTGAAGGCAGAGAAAGCTGAAGCTAACACATAGAAGGTCATCTATATCTCGTCAGGATCTTCCGTCACCGCGTCCCAATCCCTCAGCGTAGTCAACTCATAAAACGTAACAAAATGCTCTTTAGCCTCATCGGTAATTTCAGGAGAATCAACGATCGCCATAGCGATGCCGGCGAGAAAATCGTTTGAACCGGAAGGCTCCATGCCATTAGTGTGCTCTATCTGCTGTAGAGCATCACGCAGCAGCGGTACCATTGCTCCAAGGGCGTAAGCAGCACTAGGTGCATCTTCCACCACTGGTTTGCCGTTGTGGAGTACCTGAAAGGTGTTGCCGTCAGTGGCCACATTGTAGACGTCTTGGTCAGCGTATACGGTCAGCGGCACAACCGACATAGCGTCATTGGCTTGTCGATATGCGCCGGTGAACAAAGGCTCTTCTTGCGGCTGGTCTTCTTCCCACGTAACGGTAACGGTGATGCCCCGCTCGTTCCGTCCGCGTTCATCTTCGGTAATTTCCCAGACCATATCTGCGTAGTCGTTGTTGCGCATGACATCAGGCACGATCTGATCGAACTTCGCACGCACGTCTATTGTTTCGCCTGATGGATCATTGTCAGCACGTACGTAGTAGGTCAGACGATAATGCGCTATCTGCTGGTCGGACGACTCGGAGATAGATTCCTCGCGAAAGTACTCTGTAGGAATTTCGAGAGAAGCTCGGTCCTGTATCTCTTGAAGCGGATACACCAAACTCGTAATTTCGGCAAACTTCTGCATCGCAGGGTTCTCCTGTTAAAGGATAACGTCAAATGTAGGTAAGTTGACAGTCGTCAAGCCATGACAACCGCAAAGAAGTAGGCTAGTCGATTGGCTTAAGCTGCACGGCGAACCGAAAAATATTGAGTGGTTCCTTGCTAGAAGCGTCTGGAATAACGTAAGCACGCACATACCCATCAGCATCAATATCGATCATGGTGCCGGGACTGTCCGCGGGCATTACGTCGTCAAGCTTATTACTGATGACCGAGAGAATGCGCTCCTGCACCAACTGACGCTCAGCTCGCCACACTTCGTTGTCAGGCGTAATCTTTTCTGTTACGTTGGCGGCAGTAGTTTGGGATCCGATGTCACCGATTGTGACTGCTGGTCCAGTACCGTCTGTGGAAATAGGGACATCAGGCAGAGTGGGTTTGGATGGACACGGAAACCAGCTTGCCAGAAGCTGGCTCATTTGTGTCATGACGCTAATAGCCAACTGCTGTCGTATGTCGCTTTGTTTTGGTCCTTCGCCGTCGATCTTCTCTACCAACGTAGGCAGACACTTGGACAAGGCTACAAATTCAGCTAATTTTTGATCCTGTGGGCTTCTCATCGGTGCGACCTCCTCTTTGGTTTTTGTTGTCGCATCGATGTTTTACAACTATTTAATTGTTCTGGGAGCCAGGTTCCGGTAGGGTGATGTAAGATGTTTCGTCATCAGCTGCGTCAGGCGAAACAAATCGAGCTGCCTCAGACAGCATCAGCATGAGATTGTTCCACACTGTTTCATATTCCGCCTCGTCTGACACCATCGATTTGACACGCGTCATAGCCCCATTGAATCCGCTGACGAATCCCAGAATGTAGTCATCTGACTCGACAGCGAACGCGTCTACCACCAACTTTTGTAGTTCTTGGTATGAAGCGTCACTGATCAGATCTTCGCGGCCAGACCAACTACGAGCGTCGGGGATACTAGAAAGCTCTGCCTGTGTGATGGGATTGAAAATGCTGACACGGCGACCGTCTTTGGTAAAATAGTGGGCCATAGAAATTTCTCCTGGTTCCACTAGAGTTTACCGTTATAGTTTAAGTTTCAATCTCACGCACCCGTGTGAGGGTGCGATCCACCTAAACGCGGTCCTGGCGTGTATTTGTTCTAGAAGCCTTATCGGGTACCACACCCAGGCTAATCCAGAAGGGATCGATATTGACTCGATTGGTCATTATAGAGGATGGGTTTGGGTGCGCAGTGACGAACGAACGAAGGGGGTTGCAAGGAGTTTATTGCGCACCCAAACCCATCAATCCTAGGTTTCCTGTAGGGGTTTGTACTCGTCTGGATCCATCTGGAAGGTCCATGCGATGGCCTGGGCGGCCGTTCGCATGTCTGGCGGAACCGGGATCACAAACTGCCGATGTGTTCCGTCGGGCTCTTTGGTGGAGTTGGTAACCTGCACCGCCACCCAGGGATCCTCATTCCCGTTGTTGAAATCGACTTTCCAGAGCTTCCGCGGAAACTGGAAGGCATCCAGGTCTTCGTCGAGCAGCTGTGCGTTGGCACGATCGAGGAAAGTGTTCTCGCCCATCCGCTCGATTTTGATACGGCGGATCTCGGCGTTGGCTTCCTTCATGATGTCATCGACTGTGATGGACTCGGGTCGCTCGATCACGTACTCAGGTACGTTGGTACCGTGCCACACGTAGAGGCCCCAATCATCTGAGTAGCTGATGGCCTTACGGTCCTCACAGTGCAGCCGACCCTGGTCGTCACGGAACAGAGAGCCCGGACGCTCCGAGATCACCACAATGTTCTCCATCGGCCACCACCAACCACACCACCGCGCTGCCTGTTTGAGACCCTCAAGCTGCTCCAGGCCTTCGACACCGATGCGGCTGAAGAAATCGTAGAAACTCAACCAACCGGCGTCATGTTGTCCATAACACGCCCATTGGAAGGCCTCCTGAGCGAATTTCGCAATATCTTCGGGAAGTTTGTCTTCCTTCATCAGCTTGGTGGCCTTCTTGGTCAACACCGATGCGTGGTACGGCTGGATGTCCCAGCTGGCTTCGGGATTCTGCTGCTTCAGCAGTGCCGTTTTGAGTGCCCCTTCCTTGGGCGACCGGGCAAAGAAGACGTACTCAGGCAGCTTGAGGTTCGCACACGCGTACGACTGCTTGACCGCCTCCTTGGCCGCTTCGCGGTTCATGCTCTTCTGGGTTGCGAGACCGATACCAAGCCATTCGTCGCGAACGACCTCCATCAGTTCCTCTTGTTCGGGTGTCAGTTCTTTAATCAATTCGTCCTCCTGTTGACAGGTTTGTTTGCGGCCAAGCCGCGGTAGTGGATTTTCAGTTCCTTTGTTTTTTCTGTCTACTGGGGAAGTAAACCACAGGTTGTGTCGGTTGTCAACACAATTTTCGAGTCGAGTGCATTTTTAACCAAGCAGGTGGTGAACGAGACGGAACCACAGATCATCGCGCAGGTTAGAAACTTCGGGCCGACTGTCGATTCTATTTAACCGTACCACAACAGTGGACCTAGTTCTCCCATGGTTAGTTAGACAACTTGGAATACCAACAATAGGATAGTACGGCTGCACTACCGGGAGCCGGTCATAACAGAGCTGCTTAGCGATTAGACTGGTCATAGTCTACTGTACCAACAAAAATGCCCGCGTGCAAGTTAGTCACACGCGGGCAGTGCTGGGGTTGGGTGACGTTAGTCCATCACGTTGCGGATCTCGCCGTCGCGGTACTCGCGCTGCTGACGAATCTCGTAGCAGCCGGGCTCGAGCGTAATGGCGGCGTGCTCCTCATGCTGAACCTTGGTCGGCCCAAACGACTCCGGGATGTACAGGATCGGCTGACTATTCAGCATGAACATCTCGACGGACTCGCCGTTACGGGGCTGCTCTTCAACACGGTGGGCGTGGCCGGTGGCCTCACCCTCCGCCAGGATGCAGCGGTTTTTGGAAACGGACTCAGCCTGCTCGCGCAGCTTCTCGATCGAGAGATCATTGCGCTTCAGGGGAAGTACGTCGCCTTGTCGGTAGTGGTTGCTCATTTGGTTATGTCCTCCGTACGGGTTGTTTTGGGGATCATCCCCTTGATGTGAAGCCAGCATACAATGACTGCTGGCGTGTGTCAAGCATTTATTTGCATGACCTCAAGTGTTTCCTAAGAAGGTTTTACAGCGAGTCAATGGGAAGCTTGAAGTGTTGCTGTTGTCGACGGGTGAGTACGTTTGCATACACCCTTTAGTACACGCTCATATCGAGAAAACAAAGCGTACCGGTAGCGACTCTTAGGTAGCTGGCGACTGCCCCAGTTATAATGTAAGTACCGTTCGAGCTTTGTAATGACAAATGAGGGGTGTCGGCGTTTCCATCGCTTGAGCCAGTTTGGGGTGTGCCATCGATGTCCGCGCGGACGGCGCTTTTTGCATCCATCGATATGACGTCTCATCTCGAACGCCGCAATCCAGGTACCCACGTAGATGTTTTTCAGCTCTTTTCTTCGGAAGCGACCTACGTTGGTTCGATGCTTCGCTACATCTGGGTATAGGCACTTCTTTCCTTGGTAGCGATACTTCCATACTTTTGTCCACCAACGCGCCGCTCTTCCACCTGGCCTACAGCCCACAACTGTTTTGTTGGCAGCGCGCACAGGCGAATCGCCAGGAATTAACTGCCACACACCGGCTTCGTTTTGCCAGTTGCCGGGGCCGCCGTACCGGCCGCGTACGTATGGATTAAACCCCGTCTCTACCAACGCTACGGCAGCCATCGCCAGAGGATCTAGCTTGAAGCGAGCAGCTTCAGCCGTAATGCGTTTAGACAACGGACCGGCGATTCGGCGCCTGAAACGTTTTTTGTATCCAGTACGCCGTAGTGTATCGTCGATGAACTGTTCTAGCTGCTGCATTCCTCCGCAGGTGTAGTTGGTTTGAGAGGCTCTAGCGGGGGCGGCCGTTGCCGTAGGAACGATCGCCAAAATGAAAATAAACGTGAGTATGCATCGCAAAACAAGACCTCGTGCAGCCTCCGGGCTGCGTTGGTTAGATAGTAACGTGTTGGGTTGGGAGTTGGTTTACACCTACAGGACGTAGGTGTCAAGGAAAACAATGCCCGCCAGTGATCCAGCAGGACGACGGCGGGCAGGATTAGAAAATAGGTCTAGTGTTTGGTAGCGCTGGGTTGCTTCTGCTTTTTTGCGTCCAAAACTGCTTTGACTCGCTCAGGAGCATCACTCACAGCCTCAGTACTCATGCGGTCTGCAATTCGTTCCAGCATCTCATCGATAGCCTTTTTTATTTTCGGGTGAAGATCTTCATGATGCTTCGTGATGCCGAACAATTCATCACGCGTTTTACGACTCTCGTCAATACAGATCTTAGTGACGGTGCTGATGAAGGGTGTCAGCACGTTCTCCTGTAAACCAGAGTAAATCTCCTCAGACGTGCGAATCTTATTGCGCGTCACCACGGTCTCGCGGTGCTCACGCATCGCCTGTAGTAAATTACTAAAAATACTACGGCCGTCGATTCCAGACTCAGGATCAAACTCTAAATGACGACCTTTAGCTACGTCGTCCTGCAGCTGCAAAATGATTGTCTGTAGTAGCTGCTGTGACTGCAGCAGCTCTGCATCTTCGCTAGGAACCATCTGACCTTGCACACAGGTGGTCAGGTGCATACGCAGGTCACTCATATCCACCTGGTAGTGATCCGCGATAGCCATCAAAGACCGTTTCCCGTCAAGCAGATGCTTGTCTATACTCTGCACACGCTTCAGCGGGAATTTGTCACAGATGTTGCAACTCATCGATACAGAACCGCGGTACCCGCCACCTTGGTGGGTAGACTAGCAAAACGGCGAAGAGGCTTAGCTCGAAGATAGAACCCAGCACCGGGAGCAATTTGTACTATGTCTACCTCGGCAGAACGCAAACCAGGCATCTGCTGTAGTTGCTGAACCGCTGCTTGTGCTTGCGGCAGAGAGACACCAGAGATGTCTTCGGTTTTGTCTGCGAACTCTTCCTGGTCATCATCAACCGAAGGAATTGCATGTGGGGTGGGCTCAAACCCATCAGGCGGAATGATGTCCAACCGGTCAAAGTCGTCCAAGCTGGCTGGCTTTGGGTTGTAGCTCTTCAGTTGTTCTACGGACAGGGTAGCAGGTTTGGGTAGCGCGTCGGCAGCTACAAAGTCAACGTCGAACAACCAAACCTGAATACCGTCGGGACGAACTTCATTTCGAGCCGCAATTACGTGAATCAAAGGAAGCTCATCTGCGTTGGTTTTATACCAACCGCCAGCAATCAGGTCCATGTTAGGCTGTTTAGGTTGCTCTACAGGTTCTTCCTCCGCCGTAACGGTTCTGGCGTCACGAATCTGTTCTACGCGGACATTGTTGTCCTTGGCAGCTCGCTCGATTTCTCCAAGTTCATGGGCCGCTATGTCCGCTACCAACATCGCATTGTCTCGATAGTGATAACATTGGTAGCGTGAAGCTAAGGACGACTTGGCGGCATCTAGGTTGTCGGTAGATCCAGTCAACACTACAGATCCGTACACAGTAGTAGTTTTGGTCATTACTTTTCCTGTTTGCCGAGGTAGTATCGACGGTAGATTAAATAGGCTATCCGTCGTCGGCGCATGTCCGTCAGAACGTACCTACTGTTTTCCAGCAGGTGCTGAATCTGCGCATACATCGACTCTATTGCACGTGCGGAACCGCCTTGCTGCTGCAACAGCATGTCCGAGATTTGAAGCAGACGATCACGAAGGATCTTAACGCTAACACCATCTTCTTTCCTATTTCTAGGAGCGGCTGTTCGATTCTGGTATTGCTCGTGGCGAGTAAGTCTATCGTCCACGCTCTCCAAAGTAGCCAGTAAATCTTCGTAGCGAAACCTGTGCAAAATAGCCAACACAACTTTACGAGGAAGCTGATCAGCGTCCAACGGAACTTCTTCGGTTGCTTGTAGGTATTGATCGAAATCTTCAGCGGCACGCCAGATTTCTTTTGGTTGTGTGCGGAGAAGCTCAGTCACATTTCGGTCTATCTGTGCTACTCGATATCGAATTGCATCGAGCATATCTGTCCGCTCAGCAGCGCTCAAGGTAGAGAATCCTACCTTCAGGACTTTCCATGTATACGGAAAAGGATCATCCATATACTTGGCACGAAACAGCTTCCAGTTAGCTCGCTGCAGTAAACCAGCGGCGCGACGAAGCTCCATCTCGTCCTGAACGTGCTTACCATACCAAACACTGGTACCGAGACTGTAGATAGGCCCAAAATGCTTGGCGATGACGTTCGGCGATACGTTAGACCCAAAAACCCAGAAGTAGACGTTGTTGTTCGTATTGGCCAAGGGGTGTCCGTTGACTCGATCTAACTGGGCGCGAGCGTCTGGCACATCGTCTTGGTCAACCAACAACAGTACGTCTACATCTGAGTCTGGCTTCCAGTAATGGCTAACAGCATCTCCTACCAACAATACATCTTTGGCGTTGGGAAAGCGATCTGACACCTGCTCGTCGATTTGCGCACGAAAACGCATAGTAGGATCTCCATCGGGAGACCAAACTGCAGGCAGCAGGTTTTTGTAGTGGTAGTCGAGGATACCCATCAGGTGTTGGGTGACTTACGGGCGAAATACTACTAACGACACCGTAGTGGCGGCACCGGGGTCACCAGAGAAGGTGATCGTTACGGTATCGGCAGCTGTTCGGCCGGCCTTTACAATGTAAACCACATTGGTGCTGGTATTGAGCGTAGCAAAAATGCAATCAGTAGCGGCAACACCTTTGACCGTAGCAGTTGTAGTGGCAGCACCGCCGCCAAAACTAACCAACTGGCGATTATATGTCATGCCGCCTGTAGAGGCTTCCCAACGGAAGTAGCCGCCGGTCACCATAGCGGCAAACCGAGACTCCTCGACAAACTCGTCGACGTCGTCTACATGGAACGTCGCCGCGCTGTTGGCAGGAATACTGCTGGTGTACCATCCACCAGGTACAGTCAAAGGGCTAGAATGAAGGTTGTAGACCGTAATGTTCGGCATAATCAAAATCTCCAGAAAAGGAAATGGTAGGGCTTAGCTACATACTAAGCCCTACCGATTGTTTTACGGACGCCACACTGTCAGACCCACCGTAGTAGCGGCACCGGGGTCTGCTGAGAAAGTAAGCGTAATGGTATTGGCTGCGGTACGCTGGGCTTTGTCTAGCGTAACCACATTGGTCGAGGAATTCAGGGTAGCGTGAATTACGTCAGTAGCCAAGACACCATACACGGTTGCGGTCGTAGTAGCAGCACCACCACCCCAACTTACTTGACTGTTGTGGAACGGTACAGGCGAAGTGGCTAGGTCGAGACCCTGGCCCTGCGGCAGCAACAGCGCACGCACGGTAGAACCAGCGGTAGCTTGCGCCTCGAGTGCGTAGGCACGAATCTCGTTGCGCTCGTTGGCCTCTACCTGCTGATCGTACTGACTCGTCACACCAGCGTTCCAAGCAATACCATCGGCGCCGATGAACACGTAGTCGAGTGAACGGAAGGCGAGAGTGCCTTCTACCCAGGTAGTGCCGTTCATCGTCACGACCTCGGCCTGTTCGTTACCCGCATAGTCGGTACCCCACAGTACCACGTCAGAGGCGTTAGCGCCGCCAGCCTTGATTTGGCAGTGCTGGCCTTCGGGGTCAGTAGCTACGTCAGGAACGATAGCGCCGTAGACGCGAGCTGCCGTAGCACCAGCAATCTGTGGGAAGAGGTTTGCTGTGCTGCTACCATCTTCTACATCGATAGTACCTGTAGCGGCAGCTGTAATAGAAACAGCGTATACAACAGCCCAGGTATTGGTACTGGTATACGTCGCCGCGGTACCGAGTGTAACGGTCTCTTTGGTGTAGGTACCACCAACGTCACCGTAGATGATCATTGTGTTGCCGGTCTCGTTGCCAGCGCACACAGCCTGAACAGTGTCTGGCAGATTAGCTTGTAGGACGTCATCAGAGGCATCCGCACCCGCAACAGCCGTACCGAGCGAGACCGCCGCAGCCTGGAATGGTGCAGCAAATCCACCCGGAACAGCAATCAGCTCGTTATCAGCCGCGATAGCCGAGCTGGGCATTACTTCTACAGCACCAGCAAGCTGCACAGTACCTACGCTAGCAGCTCCAATAGCAGCAGTAGACACACCTACCATACGTTCGTTGGTGAACGGAGACACGGCCAAAGCAGCGCTGTTGTTCAGACCAACAAAACGGCTAGCCGCGATAGCAGTACCACCGGCGGTGAGCGAAACAGCACCACCATTGGCAGCAACGCTCCAGGCGGTTCCGTCAGATACCAGTGTCTCTTTGGTCGTGGTGTCATAAACCACAGTGCCAGAAGTTACGGTGTTGGCTGCAGGCAAGTTAGCCGTAGTGTACGAAGGAATCGGTTTGTCTTGGGTGTCGCCACTATCGTAAGTCAGCCGAATAGTTCCAGCGGCAACCAAAGCCTCAATCCGGGAATCCTGTGCGAACTCGTCAGTCTCATCGACGTCAAAAGTCGCACTTCCATACGGTGCAATGGTGTTGATGTAGTAACCGCCCGGTACCACAATGGTGTTGCCGGTCAAGTTGGTAACGGTGATGTCCGCCATAATGCTCTCCTAACAGCGTTAGATTTGGTTATTGCTCTCTGATCGAACTGATCCAATTGTTATAGGCTTTTGATTTTTTGAATATTTCGATGCGGCCGTTAAGCAGGTCTGGGAGAGAGTACTCCCACGTAAACTTGATGCTGCGAATACAACCCGCCCAAACTTGGTCAGAATCGCGAACCTCACGATGCTCAGCCACACCAGCCATACTGATAGCGCTTAATCGATGCTCGCCTCCGCCCTCCAAGTCTACATCTTGAGTCATCCGACATAAACGGTCAGCCACACCACTCACAGCGTCGCGAGACGAAATAACGAAAGCACCGTACTGCCGACCACCGTCTGGAAGACGTTCGTTCCAAAACACCGACCCGCCCTCTCGTTTGATTTGGTTCCACAATTTGCGGTGGGCGGACCCTTTAGGGTTCTGTGTCGTCCACCAGATTCCTACGAAAATAGAATCAGCGAACCGTTTACCCTGAACAACCGCCCTCTCACCGACATCACTGCGTACTTTGACCAGAACATGACGGCCGGTCTTAGCTTCGGTTTTCCACCTAAAGCCTGGAACAGGTTTTTCTATTTCCTCTTCCAGAGCCATCATGAAATCACCACAGTTCCAGCTCTGCTGTGCCATGAGTCGCATAACTGCGTCACGGAGTTCTGTAGGTATAACACCTGCAGACCTCTGGTTGACGTCACAGCTGAGGACCGATCGAAACCAGTCCAACACCTGTTCTTTAGTCAACCCGGCGCGATAGATCCAAGACCAAAGGTAACCCAGAACCATTCTGGCTAGGTCTTTGGCTCCTGCTTCGCGATACAGAGCAGAACGGAAACGAAACATCTGAGACTTAAGGCTACTCGACGGCTTTCTTAGCCATCGACCTATCGCCAGCAAACAGATACTCGCTGAAGAAGTCGATCAGGTAACTTTTCTGTTTGGCTTTGGCCCCAGAGTTCTTGTCGACAATATCAACAACGTAACTGCGCGGAAGTTTTCCTTCACGGCCGCGGATCTTGACATCGTTTGTACCGACACTGTCAAGCACGCCTGTTTTCTGCAGCTGACCACCAGAAGGCTCGCCGTACAAAACAGTGTCGCCTACCTCCAAATCAACCACGCCAGCCGTCTTAACCTGAGCCAACTGAGCACTAGCATAGCGCCCTTCCCGCTGACGGCTCATACGCTCCTCGAGCAGATCTGTAACGTTTACGTCACTAGAGCGCACTAGTACATCTTCACCGTTAGGAGCCTGGCGGACTTCCCATTGGTTCTCGTGGCGATCCAAGAAGCGCCCGCCGCCAATTTTGAGCATGCTGGCACTACGACTCATCGGCATAGGAATGTGGTTCTCGTGGAGGTGCGCCCGTACGGCGTTTACCTCGGGATGATTACGCACGGTAGCTAGGTTCATACGGAACCCACCCCTAAAAGAAGCAGTCACCCACTCGTTCAGCTGAGTAACCGAGGGGGCACCACGATCGCGTGAGTATTCCACCAAAACCTCAAAGTCGTTTGGACCTACCTGACGATAGTCAGTCAACTCTAGGTCAATGCGCCCACAGCGGGTGGACCGCTCATGATTGGCGATCTTCTCCTTCAACTTTGCGGCCATGCTCTTCGCGATATCGCTCATAATAAAATCTCCATACCGTTGGGTTGGTTGTCATCTCGAATGTTCATCTTGAACATAATCTGAGCAGACAAAGGAATACCCCTTTGAAAGTACCTTCTGATAGAGAGTAATGTAGTGTTGCCGTTTACACGACAGCACGTACGAGCATTATTTTGGGGACGAAGGCCGCCGGTCAGCAGCGAAGGTTAATTTCGTAGCGGGTGCACAGGTCTTCTAGCTGCTTGGATGAGACGTTGAGAGCGTGACACATAGGCCGCTTTGCTGCAAAGCTATCAACACAAATACTCAGGACGCGATCGATCGGTAACTTAAATTCCCGTTCGATCCTAAAATCCAGAGGAGGTTTCTGTTGATAGCATCGCCTGCTACAATAACTAAAGCCTTGTTTGTGGACCGCACGCTTGTTGCCGACAATACGACCACAAACACAGCAACCACCGGCCACTGGAGAGGGAGCTTCACGTACTGTGTCGCTCTCTACTTTACTATGTAAAGCCCACCTGCGCATCTCCGCCAGGACCTTATTGGTCCTCTTTCTTATTTCAGTCACACTGCGGTCTAACAGAAATGTCAATTCTTTGAGGTCTAGAGTATCGCGTCCCTGATCTACGCGGTAAAACAAGGCGCAGTTGCGCGTCCAGCTGTGGTTGGTCCAGTAAGCACAACTACTGACCTGACAAGGCTGACGGATCTCTACGCCTAGTTCTGGACACTGAAACGGCTGCCGATCGAAAATCTGTTTGATAGCTGCATCGGTTTTATCGATCGGCAGCCGGCCGTCGTACCGTTTCTTGATTGCGTCTATGACCACCTGAGCGTTCTCTAGATTAAGGTAATGGTGTGCCAGCATCAAGTTATCAAACAAAGACTGACACGCCTCTTCTTCTGTGCAGGCGTCTGAAATATAGTCAGAATCAACACCCATAGTAAGCAGCATCGATTTTAACACATCACAGTCAGCATCGTGGGGACAAACCATAGGTGGCCTCCTAAGGAAGCTTTACAACTGGAGATGTGAAGGAGGGAACAAGAAAGGCAGGAAGCTACATCTCAAAGTCGTCATCGTCGAGATCATCTGACGAACTCCAAGGAAGCTGAGCACTGGTAGTTTTGGGCGCCTTCTTGGGAGCCGCCTCGGGAGTCGTCTCTTTTTGTGGCGCTGGAGCCGTCTTCTCAGCTTTCGGCTTAGGTCCAGGCTTCCTACGCTTCTTGGTTGCTTTAGGTTCAGCTGCTTCGGTTGTCTTCTCAGCTTTCGGCTTAGGTCCAGGCTTCCTACGCTTCTTGGTTGCTTTAGGTTCAGCTGCTTCCGCTACTTCAACCGGTTCCACCGCGGGCTCTGTCTTCGGTTTAGGTCCAGGCTTCCGTCCACGCTTAGCTCCCTTACTTTGCGGCTTAGGTCCAGGCTTCCGTCCCTGCTTAACCGGTGCCGCTTCTGCAGCAATCTCCTCTTCGGCCACCCACTCATGCACCAGCTGAGGTTGCAGGTTAATATCGTAAGTAGTAGTAATGGGCTTACCCCGCGTCTTGCGCGTGTACTCAATTGTGGCCTTACCTGCACGAATCTTCACGATCTTACCGTCCTGCAGGAGTGATCCAAACTCGGAGGCACTCATCTCTTTCATTACTGTGTTGGGTTTCTTCGGCATCTACATATCTCCTTGTTCCTACTGTGACAATCTACGATAAGTCCTCTCGAAGGCGAACAAATCGAGGAAACCTGGATACTGCATCGGCAGTGTCACCACGTTGCTGTCTAAAATCTACTTTCATTCCAATCAGCTCGTCCCGTTTGCGCCAAAACTCTGTTCTCTGATCCCTCCTTGGTTTAATAGTAAAACCGCCACCGACACGAACCTCTCTGCCATCCTCTAGCTCGACTATGAATTTACCTAAACGCACGCCTGAACGAAAACTAACTACGCCAGGCAGATGCTTAGATATGCGCCGCTCGTTGTCGCCTTCAATTAGTGTTTTAATTTTTGCCACCAAGGCGTCTGGGTTGCTTGTATTACAATGTAAATACGGAGGATCACTCTCCACGTCACCGTAACTATCCATCAGCGCCTTAACTTCAGCTGCAACAGAGTCAGGCACGGCCGCATTCTGGTCATCACCGGGTAGCACTTCGATGATTCTACCTGTGACTTCGTCTTCTGGTTTGATCTTTACAATAGCGACCGTCCGTTTGAACACATGTGGCGCGTAAGGGTCTTTCAGCATAGCACCTTCGTGACCAGCGTCAAGTCTCCGATTATACTCAAACCACATCTGCTGCTCATCGTACACCATTGAGTGTCCGACTACCCATACATTACGATCAAAGCGAACCAACCGATCAGTAGGTCTTTTCTGCCCCGCAGCAAACAGTAGGCTAGATTTCCGTTGTAGCCAGTTCATGTCAAAGCGGCCAGCCAGATACCGATCTAGTGGTGCCCAATCCCACAAAAGGGTGCGCACGTCGTGGAGAAATTTATCCGAATCGAAGTTTTTAGTGCGACGAACAATACTACTAGTCTGATTCCAATTGCGTGCTAAAAATTCTCCGTCCAGGTAAAGAGGTCTATTGGGATTGGTGTCTCGGTTAAGAGCGCGACAGAAAGACAGCACCTGCTGTACGTACGGCTGAACCTGCTCAACAGGCTTACGGCGTCGACCCGAACGTGTAATAACGAAGATGGCCTCGTCCCGAGGAAAGCAAATCAAGAGAGCACGTTCTCCATCAAGCTTAGACTCCACCGCTTGAGGAAACTTAGGTTTCTTTTCCCCTTTAGCTGTTACTCTGTAGACGTCTTCGTACTTCTTAGCTAGTGCACATCCATTGGGGTGCCACCGGCTATCTTCGCCCGCCGAGTCGGACAACAGAAACTTTTTACCCCAAATCTTCTCGACCGTCATAAGATCGACGCCACAGCGGAGATCGTGGTTCAGGATGCGGCAGTACCACTTTAGTAGAATGGGCCGACAACGTACCAAAAACCTATTGACCTGCTTTCTGGCCTCGTTGCCAGACAGCTCTCGGTTTTTTAGTTTCTGCGTCAGTTGTCGAAATTCTCTCCAAGAGTCGGCTGGCTTCAGGTCTGACGTAGCTACCAGGTTAACAGGAGGCCGAACAAAGTAGCGATCAGGGCCTACAGCCATTTTGATGATCGCCTGGAGTGCTTTATTGTCTCGATGCGCTTCCAGAATCGCTTCCTTGGCCAAACGGCCTTCTGCGACTTCTAGTCGGTCTAGCGCCTCAAGGGCTTCCTTCAGTATGTTACGTTTCTGTTCCATCTACTCGTCAGTTACCACGGGGATAGAGGAAACCTTTTCTGGGCTCATCTGCTTCCATTCTGTAACCGGCCGTTGCCACTGGAGTGCTTTCTGAGTCGATCCTGGAGCCAACTTCTGGACGTAAGGGTCTGTGACAATGATAGTCACATTCTTGTTACGACCGCCGATGGACCGAATAAAACCTTGTACACGCACGCCTGGCTGAGCTTCCCACGACACTTCGTCGCCGGCCTTAAAGGAAGCTTTGCCGGTTCGTCGAGGTTTCTTAGTTGCAGCTAGCCCATCCACTACACGCTTGATGAAAGGCTTCACCAGCTGAATCTGCTGCTCCGACTCAAACAATACCACGAAATCCAGCAGTGCGTTGATGGTCTTCTCTGCGTCACCACCATGCTTGGCGTGGAACCTCTTCACCCTATTCTGTAGTTTAACAAACTTAGCCAAAGTAGGGAAGCACCAAAGAAGCATGCGTACTTGATCTATGTCATCTGTCAAGAACTGCAGCACATCCTGCATGTCTTGCGGAATGAAGTGCTCCTGACAACTATAGCGATCTCTCTGCATGCGCCACTTTACTGGCTCTTCGCCTTCCTTCGCCGGCAGCAAAAATGGCTGTCCTGGACGGCAGAGAGGCTTGCCTCCACGAGCCTGCAGAGGAGCTTCCCACACAGCACAGTTCTCGCACTTGATTTGAATACTGGTCCCAGCGTCAATAACCTGGTCACCTTGCTCGTAGCTACTCTGAACCTCGTAGAACTGCTCAGGAAACACGATAGGGTCTTCTGGATCGACTTCTACTGGCGGATCTGCCGGCGCCTCCACTTCTTCTACGGTTTCAGTCTCTGCAGACTCATCCCAGTCCGTTTCGTCCTCTTGGTCGTCAAGCGGCATGTCGTCCCAATCATCAGTGTCGTTAAACATCTTCAACATCTCCTTCTTCTGTTTCTTGCATCTCGACGTAGATGTTCTCTAACAGAACCACATCGGCTGCGTCTACTTTGAACTTCTTTGCGACTTCGGTTGCCGTTATGGGTGCTGCTGCTAACAGATAACTTTTGAGTGCATTAGTGAGTCTCTTGCCGCGCTGGACAAGCCACTGATAGAACTGCTTTAGCGTTTCTGCGTCAGCCCCCTGATCAACCAAAACCTTGAGGGCGCTCTTCAGTTCAGTTTGGCTCAGCTGCCCGAGCACAAACTGGCATACTGGGTACTCTACGTCGTGGTCAAACGAACCTAACCCTGGATACACTTGATCCAAAGCGTCAAACCACTGGTCTAGTGTTTTTGGAGGCTCCGTCGGCACCTCTTCCGGTACAGAAGGAAGAGTGACAGGAGCGGTTAGTTCGAGAGGGACACCGGCTTCGCGAATCTTTTTTGTGTAATAAGTAGGTGTACGGTCTCGAGCCTGCCTGATCGATTCTCCGTCAACCACACTATCTAAAATCGGTATGTCTAACTCAACCAGGTCCTCGTGACGCCCATTGGTCAGAACAACCAAACTGCCGATCATGTCGGCATGAGGTGCTAACTTACCACGCTTCGCGAAGTTCGGCAAAATGACGACGTTGCTGCTCGGTTTGTCTTCGCGTAAATCTAAGGACTCGTCAGACCCGTCAAAAACGGAAACACGGAAACCAGCAAGCTGCAAAAACACGCGCAACGCCTCTGGCGTCATATAGGCAAAAGCCACTGTTGGGACAATCATTCTCTACCTTCCTGCTTTCGTTATATCTCTGTAGAGATCCCCGAGGAGTCTCCGTTATAGTGGCGAAACGCACGATCTCTCAAATGTTTGACAAGTACGTCCCTCAGCCAGCCACTAGGCAGTAAAACAAAACGAGTGGCTTCTTTACCTTGTTTTAGTTTTATGTCTGCTGTCGGCGCTGCATCGCCTTCGACAGGGGTGACCGAGACTAACGCACCATGCGCATCCCAGTACCACCTAGCTACACCCAGCTGTGCCGAAAGACGAGCAGCCACAGCAGCCGTTACTGCATCTGAGGTATCTTGACAGTCATCATACTGACGACAAAGAAACCAACAACAGCACACGGTAGTTGCGTCTGGTTCGGACTTCTGAAGTTGCTTTACAATGTAAGCAGGTGACCATACTTGCTCGTTTTCCTGACCTTCGTTCCACTCTAAAATCAAATCGCCACGCTCGTCTACTGATATCGCGCTCGGCCGGTTAGGCAACAAAGGACGAAGCCAGTTCAGTGCCCAATCGGAGAAGAAGTTGTGTCTGAGTACGTGTGTGAGCATTAGCGTTCAACGTCGGGCTGTACAGTATAGCGTATAGCCGCTTCCGCGTACCGATCCGGTAGGCCATCACGGTACAGCCGTGCTTCATCGTTTTCGCGTATTACCCACCACGTCTGGTCCCACTCATCGCTCGCTAGTACGTCGTTCTGGTTTCCTATCACCATAACGGTACCGAACCGGCGGCGCAGCTCCGCCAAAACACCAAGCAAGCAGCTTGTTCCATAGGCATCGAGGTTACCAAAAGGTTCGTCCAAAATCAAGAGATTTGTTTGCAGTCCGGTATATTTTTCTTTGAGGTCACGCATCCCGAACAAAAGACTCAATCCGGCCTTGTTACGTTCTCCGCCGGATAGTAACCGACTGCCAGTAACAAGACCCTCACGGTGTAGCTCAAATTTGACCGCGCTACCTTCTTCCGCCAACGCCAACTCAACGTTACGCTTCGGCCACAACAACCGTGTGTAGTACGGTACAGTCTGCTCAGTAGCGTCGGCCAATATAGAACGAAACCGCTCTCTTTTTAGGCCCGACGGCCCAAAGGCTTTCTTGAGGCCCTCCAAACATTTTATTTCTGTCTGGGTTGTTTTGGTTTCTGCAATACCGTGCTCGATCTTCAGCTTCCTTGTAGCTAGGGAAGACAGTTTTTCGTGGCGCCGCTCCAGCGATCCCAGCTCTGTGCCCAACGCTATGATGTCGTTGTTGGCTTCTCTAATGGTACGTCCAGCTTCGATGAGACGCTGTTTGACTGCAGCGACCTTGCCTTTAGGCAGCAACCGCAGCTTTGCTAGCTTCTCGTAGACACGCCGAACCACATCCAACAGAAGCTTGCTTTTGTCAAGCGCGGCTTCTGTTGCCTTCTTCTGCTTCTGCAGTTCCAGTGTAGACTCAGCTGGAAGATCGGCGAGCTGCCGTTCCAGTGTAGATCGAATGTTCTCTGCTTCCAGCAAACCAACCAAGCGACTTTCTTCCTGAGACAAACGTCCAATTTGTTTCTGAATGTCTGTTGTGTTGGCGCTAGCTCCGATAGCTTCTATCTTTGCCTTGAGATCTTCGTACTCTGTTGTGTTCTTCAGCTCTGCCGTCAAATCGTGCACATCAGTAGAGTAGTCCCGAAGCTGTTGTTGTACGCGCTTCAACTGTGCTTCATAATCCTGAACAGAACAAGCGTCGGCGTCGTACGGCCGCTTACAGGTCGGGCAGATATCATTGTTCAACGCTTGCTTGATCTCAGCAATACCACGTTCGGCGTCATGACGCAAGTCTTTTGCAGCCTCAAGTTCTTCTCTCACTACGGTGGTTGAACGTAAAGGCTTCTGCAGCGACCTAATATCCTGAATCAACTCAAGACGTTGCTCCGCTCGAGGAAGCTCCTCATTAGTGAGCCGCCGCAACTCGTCTCTGGTGGAAGTAAGCTCGAGTTGGGTTGCATCAGGATCACACGACCCCAAGGTGGATAGACGTCTCTCAATAATACTTCGCTGGTCGACTAATCTAATGGAGTTCATCAGATCAAGCAACCGGCGCTCTAGGGCCGCAACTTCAGTTTTCGTGCTATCTACCAGCTGACGATCTACTTCGCGTACGTCCGCCAGCGGAGGTTCAGGCAAAGTAGACCATAGGTCTTTGATGTCTTTGATGTACTGACGACGCGTCTCTAACGCCCGAAGACGTTCTTGAAGTGTCTCTTGTTGGTCTAAGGCAGCATCATGTCGCTGCTGCAGATCAAGCTGTTGTTGGCGAGCGGCTTCCAACCGCAGTAGCAGTTCGTCTGGTGTTTCGGTGAACTCCTGCAGCTGTGTATCGATACTACGAAGCTCTTCTTGGAGTGTATCTATGTCGCGAGCTGTCACTTGTAGCGAAGACAGTTTCTGTTTGGTCCTCGCCAGCAGGTCGTCATAGGCATCCAAACCAAAAATCTTGATTAGGTTTTGTTGGCGGTCTCCGTCAGTTCCATGCAGCATCACATTAGAGAAATCTTGTGCCATATAGACCAAGTTGAAGAAGCTCTTCTCGTCTAGATTCAGAATGTTCTTCAGTGCCCACAGCTGCGGTTTCTTACGACTGCTGTGTGGTAAAATGTTTTTGCCTGCATCAACATCGATAATTCTATAGGCGTTACCCCATCGATGGTGTTTACGGCATTGTACGATTTCGTACGGATGACCATCCACGTCAAACCGCAGCCTGGCTTCGAATCCTGCTCCCACGCTTAGGTTGACAACGTCATCTGCCAGGATACGTTCGCCTTTGCGTTGCTTTCCTATCTTACCCGTCTGTAGCAGACTAAACACATCAAACAAAGATGTCTTACCTGCACCCAGAAACCCGCCATCATCCAGATTGAGTCCACGTACCAGCACTAGTCCTTGATTGTCAAAAGGAAGCTCACATTCGCGGTAAGCGAATCCATTCTTAAACCGGAGACTGTGGTAACGAATATTAGGCAATCGTCATTTCCATGATGCTGTGATGGTTGAAATATCGATTGCTGCTGCTTCCAGCACAGCTTGGTTGTTGCACCGATACTGCTTAATGCGATCTTGCGCGTCTAAGCACACCTGCAGCACCTTACCCATATCTACTATGTATTGACGTTTGATTTTATTGTCATTTGGCATAGGAGGATCGATAGCCAAAATATCTTGTTCGAAACGTGGATCAGCCAGATGGTCTGCGTGCACCCACCGATACAAAACCTGCTGCAGCATTTCGATGACACGACCGATAACGTACTCATGACCCTTGGTATACTGAAGAACGTATAGAGCTTTGCCTACCTTGCCGTGCAGAATAGCCTTACAGTAGTGTCGAATGGCTTCGTAGGGGGCTGCGGTATCCAGTTTGGCCATCATACGAGAAACGTCTTTAGGCTCCGCCCCGCCTTCTATAGCCGCTACCCACTGAGACAGCAGATTGAGCGCATCACGCGGATGGCCGTCTACCTTGTCGGCGATCTTCAGCAGTACATCTCTGCTTACTTTGAACTTCTCTTGCTTGCAGACAGGCCACAGCAACCTCTTGGCCGTCGTAGCAGGCTCAATTTTCTGTAACTCAAAGATGAAGTTACGGCTGCGGATTGTGCCTGGTAGCGTCTCTGGTTCTGTGGTGCAAAGAATAAACCGTGCCTGTTTGGGAGGCTTTTCAAACAAGCGAAGCGCAGCGTCAAACGCTGGTTTGGTTAGATTGTGCACCTCGTCGATGATGAACCAACGGTAGCGGTCCTGGCATGCGTACCGAGCCTGCGTTTCGAGCGAACGGATGGCGTCGATACCTCGCTCCGATACCGGTTTCTCGATGACTGACCGACCGTCAGTACCTTCTTTGATTGCTTTGATGATGTTGAGGCAAGAATCACACTTACGACAAGCTTCTCCGTCCTCGCCAGGCTCGCTACAGTTGGCGTACAGAGCCAACATCCAAGCCAGTGTGGTTTTGCCGGACGAGTACGGACCACAAAACAACGTCACCGGGTTGACTTCCTCGCGCCGCCGCAGAACGCCTCTAATGGTCATTACAGCGTCAGGCTGCCCTATCACCTGACTGAGCTTGGTCGGGCGATACTTGTTAACTAGGTCCATTCTGCTGCCTTTCTACTGCTCAGCCAGTTCAAATCAGACATCGTTACGCCTCCGTGTATTTCATTTCAGGAACACGCTGCTCCAGCCAATCCATCGCCCAAGCAGCTACAGGATTAACGGCAGCGTCGGTGTTCTGGATGATGTCGTTGATCGTAAGCAGCTCGACATAACAGAAGTCAATGTGCTCTTGCTCGAGTCCATAGTGATCTAGATACCCCGCAGTGGTCTTCAAATCGTATGGTTCGCCTTTTCGCCAGATGTGCATCTCGAGATCGGCGCCGTAAGCTTGTGCCTCGTAGTGTGCACGATCAGAACCGCTGGCCAGGTACTTTAACCAAAAGCCTAACTTGTCGGCGTCATGCTGAGTCACGTGCACCAACTCATGCACCAGCGTTGTCACCTGATCCCACAAATCGTAATCACCCTCTACTCCAACCTCGTATGGTACATAGATGGTATCGAAGATCGTGGTAGTGAAGCTGTTAAGGAACATCTCCTTATCCTGCACTTTGATCAGATCAAGAAACCGGGAAACCGCCACCATCATGTCGCTGTCTTTTTTAGACTTAATGCGGGCTCCATAAGACCGTAAGCCGTCTCGGTAGAACTCTTTTACCAATTCAGGTGTCAGGCTCATTTGGCAGTCTCCTCAGCACGACAACTACATCGGTTCTCTTGCAGCTTCACGCACACGTGTTTCTTTTTGGTCCGTTTGAGTTTACTGCAATCAACCACGGTCTTCCATTGGTGGTTGGGCGCGCACAGTTGCACTTCGGTACCACTACACCGCATGGTTCCAGTTTTACACCTGTGACACCCAGACACCAAAGTAGCCAGCAACAAAGCAGCTACGAACGCAACCGTCAAACTCAACAAAAGCATCTTATGCTTCAAGACTCAAATCCTCCACCATCTTAGTAGCCATGTCGATGGTCATTTGAAGTAGTTCTTCCGGATGCTGCTGCTCGATTAGTTTTTCTTCCAATCGATGCAGCAACGGCACCCTAGCTCGCTGTAGTTCTATCTCAGGTGTAGGCTCTGCTTGAGTAGGTCGGTACAGAATATGCTCAGGTATACTATCGTCCCACTCACCGTCGTAGCGACCAAACAGAGGCCATTCTTTGGGTGGTTCTCGCAGCGTTACCAGTGGGTATGGGCAATCGAAGAAAACCTGCTGCGGATGCTCCGGGTCATCGGTATCAACCAGCAAAACACCTTTCTGATCAGCAAACTCACCAAAGTTAACCTGATAGGGTGCGCCACAGTAGTATGCGTTAGGTAGTATTTGCTGAGGCGTATGGATATCTCCCAGCGCCCAGTAGGTCGGACCAAGTTCCGGTATCAGCGTTATTTGTTCCGATTGCTTTACTTCTATGTTCCGCTCCGTTACTGCTCCTTTGACGGCCTCATGCATCACCGCTACGATAGGTACATCAGGCTTCTTGAGGCGAATTCTGTGTACCATCGTACGTACGATCAAGCGAAGCTCTTGATCGGTCCATCCGTGATACGGGAAAAGTAACCAATAGCAACCAAAGGCGTTAACTATCCTTGGGTCACCATCATGAATCAAATGAAGGTGCAACTTAAGTGACGATAAGTAACTGATGCAAGTGTCGCCGATGGTATGGCTACGGGCGTCGTGGTTTCCGCTGATCATCAAAATGGGTATCGATAGTCGACCTAGCCAGTCAGACAACAACTGGCGTTCTGCGATAGTGGTGTTGGGTTGCTCGAAGATATCTCCCGCTACCACTATACAGTCACACCGCTGTTCGACTGCTAGGTCTTCAATCTCAGCGAGCAACCACGACGCCCGCAACAAGTAGTTCGGAAATTGGCGGCGCTGCGCATTAAGATGCAGATCCGCCGTATGGATGAATCTGGTCACGGGTGGCTCTTAGATGTCGGAGTCGCGGAGCGTTGCACGTTTATTGTCGTAGCAACGCATCATGGCTTTTTTGAGCATCAGCGCTACTTCACGAACCAACTTGGCTTGAATCTTCTTGGCGCCGCGGATGTCTGGATCCATCGCCTTAGCCAGCTCGGCCAATTTACTCGCACTGACGAGCCGGTGCGGGTTGTTGTCTGAGTCGGTCATCCACTCTTTGAGTCGATCTTGTAGTTCTTTCGCGTTAGGTTTTTCGTTAGCCATCGGTGTCTCCTCTGCTTGGTGCCGCTGCTGTGCGGCACGTGTATGCTGTTCTGCTGTTTTCTTTTTATGACACAGTATGCAAAGAGTCTGGTAATTGCCTAGACCACACTCGCCACCACCCTCTGCGACCGGTTTGATGTGGTCGGCGTCCCAGTATCTAAAGTACCTTCTTGATCCCGGAGCCGCTCCTAGTTTGGCCTCAAAATCTCTTTCCCACTCTTTACGTTGCTGCACCCCACCAGGCCTATTTGCCGTCATCTGTCGAGCTGTAGTCTGCGTGTCCAGACCACAAACTGCGCACACACCTTTGTCCCGTTTAGCCAAACACTGACGAACGTAAGCAGGGCGCGTACGCAGTTTGTGGTGGTGTACACAAACGTCGCTACAGAAAGTTCTACGGCCACGAGGTACTTCTCGATAACAAAAACGGCAAAGCGCACGCCCATTGGGTCCTTTGGGTAAACTGCAAGGGTCTACCCAACCGGACTTTTTTGAGATGCGGCGCTTCGACATCGTTACTGCTCCAACGACCGAATATACTTCAAGATCAATTTGATGATGCGTTGGTCCGCCTTATTGACATAATCAAGCACTTCATCACGATCGTTTAACTGATGGTCTGACTTGTAGTTTGCTGTTGCATCGCTGGTCCAGCAGATCGGCCGTCCTGTTTCGTCGGTACGCCAAACTGTCATTCCGGCACCTCCGCATCAGCGAGGTCTTCTTTGGTTGCATCGTAGATGTAGTTCATGTAGTTGGACTGCTTGAAGTACGCTGCGTAAGCTTTCTCTGACCTAAGAATATTGAAGCAGTACTCCCTAAATTCGGGCGACTCTGTCAGCTCTCGGTACTTGGCTGACGCCATGCCTTTCCCGGTATCGAACGGCTTGAGTTTGACTCTCTGGAACGACCCTCGGACTTCGTGTCTGCCGATAGCCTTGAGAAACTGAGTTGCGTCCTCTTTTTTATCGAGACCTCTACCCAACATTAGCTCGTGTTCGCATTGGCGGAAAGGAGGGAAGCACTTATTTTTGACCGTACGAATGTACATGTGCTGACGTTCCAAACCTTGAGCATCAGCTTTGGCACTCTTAGAAGCAGATACACGAATTACGTAGTCGGCATAGTGCTTCATCGCGTGCCCGCCAGGGCGCGATTCGGGGTTTTGATTTGGGTTTTTTAGATTGAGTTTCATACGCAACTGGTTCGTCACAAACAACAAAGCACCCTTGGCACGCAGCCTGCCTTTAAGCTGCCTCAACCACGTAGAATGCATCCGGGCGTCTCGACCAAGTCCGCCCTTGCCGGACTTCTCCAAGTCTTCTGCTTCAGAAAACATAGCAGCGAAACTGTCGATGCAAAGCAGTACCGTAGGTGGTCCTGGAACTTCTGGATCAATATCTTTCATATGATCCAACGTTTTGAGTACGTGCATGTAGACGGACTCTCCAGCGCCCGGTTGCGAATAGAAAAAGCCCGGAATCTTCTTACCACCAACGGTAACCATGTACTCTAGGTCGATACCCAAAGTCTTCATGTATGTCGGGTCTAACGAATGTTCGGTATCGTAGAACGCACAAGGAATGCCGGCACGCTGGCCCATCGCGATCGTACTCAACATGATGGTGGTTTTGCCAGACCCCTCAGGACCGTAGATCTCGGCGATACGACCGCGCTGTAAACCGCCGCCCAAAATCAAGTCCAAGATAAGAGATCCGGTGCTGACGGTGTTTTCGACTCTACCGCCCTTCTGCAACGACACGCAGCGTACCTCTTTGTACTCATCAAACGTCTCGAGGATTGCTGCTGCAGCATCGAGCCCGGGAGTTTCTTCTGTTTTGGTTTTCTTTTTACGTGCCAAGCATCACCACCATCAAAAGTCAGATTCCAAGTCCACGCATAACGGAAGCCAGCGGCACTCGGTGCATTCAGGACCATCACTGAATGCACCGTAGCACCGCGGGCGTTTAATCAGTCCCAGTCGTCATCATCCCAATCATCAGCATCAGGATCTGATTCTGGTTCAGGCTTCGGAGCTGCCTTCTTCTTAGGTGCTGCCTTCTTTTTCTTAGAAGCCGTTTTCTTCTTAGCTGCCTTCTTCTTAGCAGCTGCCTTCTTTTTCTTCTTAGGCGGCTCGGGTTCTGGTTCAGGCTCGGGTTCTTCCTCAGCGTCCCAGTCATCATCAGCAGACACGTCCTCGGGAGATGATTCGTCACCATCAGCATCCCAGTCATCGTCTGCATCAGGGCTTTCTTCAGAAGAACTACCTTCTTCCTCCCAGTCATCGTCATCATCCTGGGTGTCCGAAGAAGATTCAGCACTGGGCTCTTCCTCTTCCTCTTCTTCCCAATCATCTACGTCAGCGTCTGCGGGTGCTTCGCCTTCATCCCAATCAGTGCCGTCGATGTCTTCGTCATCGTGATCGGCAACAGAACCACCGACTGAGTAGGCATCCCCAGAAACTCGTTTCAAGAGAGAGTAAAGACCCAGGTCAACAAGCTTCTTATGTTGCTCTTCAGGCTTAGGCGGAGTCGCGATAGCGGCGATCAAATCCTGCTCTACGCCCACGACCTTACGGCTGCCTACTTTGACGCCCCACTTACCGTCACCTAGGTCCTTCACCTTAATACTGGGCCCCGATTGGAATTTGACGTCCTTCTTAAACTTAGCCACCTTGGGTTTAGTGACCAACCAAGTCAGACAGTAACCGTTAGCGGGATCATCCGGCATCGAACCTTGAGTCAGCATAACTTCTTCGATGGCCTGCATACCCAACACGTGAGTACCCACACAACCAAAAGAAGGTTCCCTATTCTCCTTGATGTTTGTTATGTGGAACGCGTGAAACAAGTATCGATACTTCTGGGGCATTTTCAGGAACTCATACTTGGGATCTTCGATCTGAAGACCGTAGTGGAAGTCCTTACAGATGTTACAACCGCCGTCAATATCCTCTTGAGTTGCGATATCCCAATTGGGACACAGCTCCATGTACCCTGTTTCGTTTCCATCCTTGGGAGAGATGAATCGGATGTTGTGGGTCTTGACCGTAACGACACCGCCAACCGGGCGAACTAGGGCGAACTTTCCGATCGCAGGTTCATCGAGCTTTACAACGTCACTATCCCATTTGTCGGTATTACGTCGTCCCGGCTGCTCACCCCAGGCCCTTTGACCACGTTTGTACTGCTTACCCATTTTGATGCGTCCTCCTGTGGAGTTTGGCACGACCAAATCAGCCGTGCGGTTTTGGTTGAGTTGGTTTTACAAGAATTTAGTTACTGAAGCGAACCATCTGCTGGAAGCAGAGTAGAATTTACTTCGTCAACACGTTCGGCCACAAACTGCTGTACAAGTGCCTTACACGCTAGCTGACGGTACAGTTCTTCTATTACCTCGTCGGCGTCTAGCTTGTCGTTGTCAATCAGTTCGACACAGCCGTAGCGCAGACAGATCAGGTGCCTGTCTTCCTTTGACAGGTGCTGTACAATGTTCTTCACCTGCTCTTGATGCTGGCGAAGCAACTCCGCTTCCTCTTCCTTATTATCCGATATGATAGCTTCGCGTTCGGTGAACTCATCTGCGTCTACAGCAGTTTCTTCGTCCAAAGAAACAATCTGACACATCGCGACCTTTTCGATAGTTTGCTCTACCTTGTCAATACTCCAGCCTAGTCTATCAGCTACATCAGATCTAAGGACAACGTCACCGGGGCGCTCGGCTCGAAGTTCTTTTTCCGCGTTAGTGTAGCGCTGGTAATCTTGCCAGACGTTAGGCGGCAGGCGTACGGTGGGACCGCCAGACTCCTTTAAGAAGATACGAATTCGCTGTCTAATCCATTGACGGGACACTCGAGCAAATCCAGCTCGACTTCGGTAGTCGTACACCTTGACGGCGTGCATGAGACCGAAACAACCGGCCTGGAAGATGTCCATTGCATCCAAATCGGAGCGAGCAAACTCACGCACTATCTTGGGGATGCTGCGGAGATATGCTTTGACCAACGTGTCTTGAATTTTGTCTATCTGCTCGACGTAGCGATGAAGCAACGCCACCGTACCGAACAGTGTATTTGAATCCATACAGCCAATGCGGCACTCAATCAACTCTTTCTGGTCGATCAACCTACTGATAGTCTGCATGCGATCAACCAAGTCGTCTCGGTTTTGTTCTTCGGCTTGTCTGAGGTACTGCTGATGTAAAGCCAGTTGAACGCAAACATCCCGGTAATCGTTTGTCTCGGTAACAAAAGCGCGGAGGATGTGTTCGTAGATGATGTTTTGGAGACGAAGACTACGGAAGACGCGGAGGACCAAAGGAGCTGCGAGGTCTCTCGAGGCTCGGCTGAGCTTAAACAAATCAAAACCCACTGAGAGAATTTTTTGGTGTCCGGCTCCGATGGTGATACCTAAACCGGCTGCTTTTCGATCCTTAGTAAAACGGCCGCGATGGACTTTAGCCTTGGTTCTACCAGCTACAATCTCAGCCAAACGAAAACAGACGTTGTCTTCGGCGAAGTGAGTGGTTTCCAAGAGCGCGCGAACGCCCAGTGCGAGTAGCTCGTCGATGCGGCGAAAGTAGCCTTCCAGTTCGTGACTGGCCAACATCGGGTACTGCTGGAGCTGTTCGGCATGTCGGTTGAAGTTTTCAAATTTATCGGCCACCGGCGTCTCCAAGTTATCCTTTAATATCAAGGTAGGTTTTACACCCGACAATTAGTGTAAAACTTGCGTAGGAGATAAAAATGACTCAACAGAAACAGTTTGATTTGCCTCGTAGCAACCTGCACCGACTGGCCAACATGACACCGCGAGAGTACTACAGCCGTAAAGGAGAGTGCCGGGTGACAGCACAGCAGTACGGAGCAGGTTCACGCAAGGGTTTTCAGCGGTCCAGACCCAAAAATCCAATCTACTACAACGAAGCTCGCTGCAGTGTTGTGTGTCCATCCGGCATCAAACGATACACCTACATCAGGTTCTACGGGCCTCCTGATCCTAAAACGCCTGTGTGGGTATGGTGTAGTTGCGAAGACTTCGCGTATCGGTTGGAGTGGGTGCTGACGCAGATAGGCTGCAGCACCATTTCGGCAGGCTACTCAGAGCGAGGCACCAAGATCATCAATAAGCCGCCCGACATCAAAAATCCCCAACGAAAGCCGGGATTATGTAAACACCTGCTGGTTGCGTCTCAGGTAGCGTTACGTCGAACAAAAGACTTCGCTAGCGAGATGGGGCAGAAGGAACAGCCTACCAAAGAAGCGCGCACATCCGGATTCAACGCACAGCCAGGTCAAATCATCACGTTCAAGTGATGTATTGACAACCACCAGCCTTCGTGATACCTTTCCGATATGTTGTTCTGGAGAAACCGATGACCAATTGGGTAACGAAGCAAGTCCGGGGGCAAGTCAGTGGGCAAGTCCGGGGGCAAGTCAACAGGCAAGTCTGGTGGCAAGTCGATAGGCAAGTCGGTAGGCAAGTCTGGGGGCAAGTCAGTAGGCGAGTCGAGAGGCAGGTCCGGGGGCAAGTCTACTGGCGAGTCTGGGGGCAAGTCGGGAGCAACAGATGACCAATTGGGTAACGAAGCAAGTCCAAAGGCAAGTCCAAGGGCAAGTCCGTAGGCAAGTCCGGTGGCAAGTCGGGGGGCAAGTCTGGTGGCAAGTCTGGTGGCAAGTCGATAGGCAAGTCGGTAGGCAAGTCTGGGGGCAAGTCTGGGGGCAAGTCCGGGAGCAAGTCTGGTGGCAAGTCTGGTGGCAGCTCAGGAGAAACCGATGACCAATTGGGTAACGAAGCAAGTCCGG